GCCAGGTTTTGTTACTCGCAGCAATTGCCGGATGATAAAGGCGTAATGGTTGAAAAACTCATCAGCATTGCGGCTATTGCCGAGGTCGTACTCGCTGTTTGAATACGTGTAAAGATCGGCAAACGGAGGAGAATAAACCGACAAATCAATGCTTTCGTCTTGCAATTCCTGTAACCGCTGGCAGCTATCACCAAGCATCGCCGTCCAGTTCTTACCGGTGACGGTCTCCTGACTGGCGTTCAGTTCGTCCATTTCGTAGCTCCTAACGTGTTGGATCAACTGTTCAGACATTTCTTTAGCAACAGCCTCTTTGCTCATAATGGTGTCGAATACTTCACGCTCCAACTCGGTCAGCACCACATAGATATTGACAGCGTGTTTCTGGCCGAATCGATAGCATCGGCGGATTGCCTGATACCATTCCTCCCAGGAGTAGGACAAGCCGACGAACACTTGATTGTGGGCATTTTGCAGATTAAGACCAAACCCTCCAATTTGACATTTAGTTACCATCACTCTGTACTTACCGTCCTGAAATGCTTCAATGGCTGTTGCCTTATCCTCTGGTGAATCACTACCAGTGACCTCCACAGCATCGGGGATTAGACTCGCCAACAGTTTGCTTTCGTCATTCAGGCCGGCCCACACGATCCATTGTTCGTCGCTGGCATTCACGAGGTCAGCGGCTTTCTGACAACGAATGTCTGTGGTCTCTCTGCGCACCGCACGATGGCCGGCCAAGCCATTCAGACCGGTAAAGACAAGTTGATCCGCTGGTACGTAATCGTAAGGAATCCACACCGGGTTGATGTGCAATGGTGGCAAAACAAAGCCGCTATCGTCATAGCCGAGGTCAGACGGTTTACGTACTGCCATTGACCATGATGCCATCCAGCGATAGAACGCTTTTTCTGAGTGATGTTTCAGCCGCCACTCCTGACCGTTATCGTTGCCAAGTTTCTTGCGCAGTTTGACGCCGTTGAACTCGCTATACGTTTCCTTGTTGGCGTGAATGAAGAACATTGCCAGCATGTCAGTCATTTTGGTGATGCCGAGAAACTCGCTATGGTTGCCGATTTCCGACCGATCATTCGGCGCTGGTGTGGCTGTGCAGCATAACCGGTATGGTGTGTTGGCGAATCGTTCGGTCAGCAACCGGCGGGTCTTTCCGTCCAGTGCTTTCAAAATACTCGATTCATCCAGTACCACAGCACCAAAACAAGCCGGGTCAAAATGTTCAATCATTTCGTAGTTGGTGATATAGATGCCATCCTCGCCAACTTGACCCTGACTACGCACATAATGAACATCAATGCCAAGTTTCTCTTTGCCGATCTTGACGGTCTGCCGAGCCACTGACAGCGGCGCAATGATGAGTGTGTTTTGGCCGGTGAGCCTCGCCCATTCCAATTGCTGAAGCGTTTTCCCAAGACCAGTATCAGCGAAAATCGCCGCCCGCCCCTTGCGCAATGCCCAGCGCACAATATCACGCTGGAACGGGAACAAGACCGGGTTAATCGCCTCAACTGGCACATCAAAACCACTCGGTTGCGCTACGATGCGCTTAGATTCGATAAATTCCTCATATGTGACCATTGACCCATCCTCTTTCCCTGACCTAATTTACTACTGATCTTGACCTGACAAACTACACTTTACCGGTTAGAATAAACGCAGGATAACTTTGGTTTCCTTGCGTTTCACTTTTTTCTTGCATTATTTCCAACCAACTCGCCCGCTTCACAAAATCTTCAAAAAACTGTCAGCGATCTTGTTCATCTCATCAGCTATAATGGATTTCTCACCTCTGCCAAACTCATCACGCACAATCAAATAAATCATGCTACAATGGATATATCCATTTGTAGACAACCGACAGGAGTTCCCCATGCCTGACAGCGATGTATTTGATCTGTTCCTTGATAGTCGTGTTGCGCTTGGTTGCTCCATCAAAACCATCAAATGGTACAAGTTTCACTTGAGGCATTATGGTGACTGGCTGGCCGCTAACAGCCACACCTACACCACTACGAAGCTACTCGACCTACAAATGTTTCTGGCGCACATGCGCAAGAGTTATTCGGCTTCCACAACCCGTCAGGCGGCTACCACGTTGATTTGTTTCTATCGCTGGTGTATCGAGGTGGAATTGATTGTTAAAGACCCTACGATTCATCTGAAGCGTCCCAAAGTCCCTGAACACATCCCGCCGATTGCCGCACGGTCATACGTTCAACACATGCTAGAGAAAATCCGGCTTGTGACCTGGATTGACCACCGTGATAAACTCATCATCCACATTCTTGCCTGTACCGGCTTACGTGTCAGCGAGTGCGCTAACCTGCGTGTGGTTGATGTGGATATGAATGCCCGCCGGCTTGCGGTGCTCGGTAAAGGATCAAGAGTGCGCTTCCAGCCATTTCCACATGAGCTAGTGCAACCGTTGTTTCAGTGGCTTCACGTCCACAGACCTCAGGTGCTAGACTCTGATGGTAAGCCCGCGCCGTGGTTATTCTTTTCTGCCACTAGTCGAGGTACGGTGCGAGGGCCAATCACCAAACAGGCGATTTATGAGACGATGAAGACCAGGGCGGAAAATGCTGCGTTGGACTGGATACCACCACATGGATACCGGCATGGGTTCGCCGTCGAGATGTTGAAAATGGGTGCAAGCACTCGACTGATTCAGGCACTTTTGGGCCATGCAAACATCGCCACCACCGAGAAGTACTTGAAAATCTCGCCTGACTTGGTACAAGGCATGTTCGATGAATTGTGGCAAGACATCGAATGAGATAGAATGCCGGTGGTAAACTTGGCCGGAATGATTAGCAAATTGTCAACTCCATGATAGTATCCACGCAGGTATCAATGTAATGTTTAGTATTTAAGGCTATTCGGTTGTCAAAGTGCGAAGTGAAACTGTTAGTTACTAGTAAAGTTGAGCGTCAAGATTCGTGTAAGCGAACTCGCCAAAGAATTCTTTGGCTTTAGCATCGTAGGCTTTTGCGGCTTCGAGTTCATTGGTGAATGTACCGATATGAATTACACAGTCATTATGGCTGATCTGTGCATACCATCGGTGTCGCCGTGTGTCTAACGTTACTCCTTTATACTGTGAATGTATTTTAGGATTAGGCCGATGGCGATTAGCGTTATTTTGGCTTGGTGTTGCAAGCCGTAAGTTTTCACGGCGGTTATCCAGCGAGTTACCATTGATATGATCGATGATGAAACCTGGAGGTGGCTGAAGAATGGCAAGGTGCATAAAGAGTTTTGTTCGTTTGCCGTTGTTGTAATAAGTGCGACGGGCGTATCCTTGTTTAGAGACCTGCCATTTCCATCTTGATAGATACTCGTAATCGGCATCATCAACGATAGCAACTTTACCTTTGGTTAAGAGGATTTCTTTAGCCATCCGTCAAGTAATCTCCATATGCAAAGTAGGGTGATCCCTACTTGTTACAACCGGAACAATCCGTTACAATATCGTGGTTATCTACGTCAAAAGTTGTAGTATTTTTGTATGACCTGATTCGCACTTATTACCCATTGCGCCAGCTTCACGCACCTTATACAATCGATTATCGCCGTGCCAGGGTGTGGTCATTCCATCCTGTGGAGCCGAATGATCGTCACCAACTCACCCTAGCCCGGCGTATGCTATCAACCGGCGCTTGCACTTATCAATCGACTGCGATGATCGATAAACGCCAGTTGTTGCCAGTTTAGCCGCCATTGCTGACGGCCTATGAGCAATCGACCGTTTGCCTAGAGGTTCCCTAACCGTTCCCTACGCCTCAATATCAGCGTATGGTTGATTTGATAAGTCTCTCGGTCGAACGTCACACAATGATTGCGATAATGGCCGCTAGTCCTGATTGTCGATGTGATATTCGTCACACCCACGCCGGTTACACATCGGCGTCAGTTGGCGCAATGCCGTGCGGCCAGGATGATGGATAGATTGAGTGGTGGCATTAGAGGTCACTGCGAGGAGTAACATAAAACCACCACGGCGCAAGCCGTTTCTTGGTTTACGGTTTCCTGTCGGATCGGCCTGAGAAACTAATACGACTGGAAATCGTCAGTACATTCTATTGTAGCACGATTTATAGTAAATCTGGTTATTAGGTTAATCGGATTCTGCTGTAAATTCCTTCGCAATTGTTGCAATTTGCTTACAATTGTGATGCTACAAGCATTAACCCTTGTGGGCTTCGGTTCGCAGGGGTTTTTGTTTGCCCCTGCGATACTCTATGGGTTTAGTTATTGCCCGCCTGAGTCGTTGCACTCGCAGGGGCGGGGCTTTTTGGGAAGTTTTTCAACCATGCAGGATCGAAGCATTCCACAATGTAACGAAGCGCACGGCTTCGGTTGCGACCAACTTCACCAAAGTGCCGGTCAAACTCTTGTTCAACCACGGCAATTTTGTCGATATGTTCGTTCTCGACATATCCGCCAACGTAGATGCCTTTGTTGCGAGGCTTCGTGCTTTTGCTTTCCAACTACCTCACCCCCTCTCAATGGATTGACTATCACTTACTTTTATCAGTATAAAATACTTTTGCAGATTTGTCAATACCCAAAATTTTGATGAGGAGGCATTGTGACGATAAGACTTTTTGTTTCGATGATTTATCTGCTTATTGTCGTATTTGCTGCGCTCGTGTTTGCCGCTGGCAAAGGTCAAACCGTGCCGCCACTGCCGGCATACCTACCGATTATAGAGCGGAATGATCCACCACCTACAAATACCCCATTGCCTACTCCCACATTGACGCCCACACCGATACCAACCAACACACTCGCCATACTCGGAACAAATACCTTTGTGCCTTTTGATGGCTCAAATGTTGTGCTTGTGGTTGGCGAGGTCATCAATAACACGAGTACGCACGCACGCAACGCTGTAATTGATGCCGTTTTGCGAGATGTCAACGGGCGGCTTGTGGATGGTGGGCGCAGCTATGTAATTATCGATCTACTGCCACCGGGGATGAAGTCGCCGTTTGTTGTAGTATTTGACTTTGCACCAGCGTTCTCGACTTACGAACTAGCGGCCAGTTGGAACACAGATACCCAAGCGGCCTATTCACTGACCGTGCTAGAGTACGAACATTTCTTTGATAATCCTGACGCTTTCCATGTGAGAGGTGAGGTGCGCAACCAAACCGGCAGCCAGCGAGTAGACGTAGCGGTTATATTGACAATGTACGATCACGCTGGTGCTGTTATCGGCGCTGATTCCAGCCATGTGCAACAGTTTATAGCACCTAACTTTAGCGCACCGTTTGAAGTTGACGTTAGTGTCTGGAAAGGCCGGCCAGATCGAGAGCAAGTCGGTAGCTATTCTGTGGTGGCAATAGGCGAGTAAACCTATATCTTCAGCCAGCGACAAGCCGGGGAATCCCCGGCTTTTTTGTTGCCAAAAATTCGTCAAATATCGTAGGGGAAACGTAGGTTTTGATACTTGACAAGTGTATTGAATACATGCTATACTATAGCCACAGACAGCAATCAACCGAAGTGAGAGGAACGAGAGATGTACAAATTCAGCACCTACACCTTAGCCGACAGCTTCCGCAATCGCTGTGAAAAGATGATGATGATTGTACTGGGCGATGATGGTAAGTTTTGGGTAGTCACGCCAGCGCAGGCCGAAAAGTTGGTAGCGCAAGGTTACGAGTACGCAGTGTAGTTAGTCAATCGCAAGTAAAAAGAAACCCCGGCCAGTGCTCAACTCACTGCCGAGGCATGAATGGAAGAAAGGTTTCCACTATGAGCAAGTATACAATCCGCAATGAACGTGGTCAAATCGGACGGGAATCTAACGGGCAATTCGCAATCACGACAGCCGCCCGTGTGGATGAGTTCAAAGCCAAGCGAGAGCAACGGGCGCAGGAACTCAAGAGCGAGATGGGCGACTGGGCGGCGACGATGGGGATTGATCCCGATGACTTGGCAGGGATGTTTGCGTAACTGATGAGTGCGGCTGAGGTGACTAAGGCCGCAATGAGGAGAGAATCACGATGAACACTAAACAAATTATCCGATATGCGGTTAGCGTCAGCGGAGAATACCGAGACGATTGCGGCGAAATCAATTTGACCGCATTAGAAGAAGCCGTTCAGGATCATTTTAATTTAGAGTATGAGGAATTTGAAGATAACGACATTGGCTTTCTTATTTTCAAAGAGCTTGAGCGGTTCAATCTGCTGTAAAGTGCAATCGGCGCTATAACCGATGAAGCCTCAGCAATGAGGCTTTGCCGGTGCAAAGCCGGTGTGAATGAGGAGGGAAGCACGATGAACGAGCGATACTACTAGGTGACGATCAAATACATCCGCACGATGACACTGATCGTTTTGTCCGCCGATGATTGTATCCGCCAGGATGTAGCGAATCTACTGAGCGGCTATGGTGCTATCGCTTCGTTACATGGTATCAAGCCGTTAAGCCGGAAGCCGACAGCCAAGCGGCTGGGCCAGGTGTTGCACCGGTCAATGGGTCAGCCGTGGGTATGGTTGAGTGAGAGTAAGTGAGGAAATCGACATGACACGAGAACAAGTCTTGAACCTGAAAGTTGGCGATAGAGTACGCCACACGCTGGACACTCGCAACGGTAAAGCATTGCCGAACGCCCGCTACGGTGAATCCCGTCAGGTTGTGGAAATCCACGCCCAGAGGGTCAGCGAGTACCACGGTAGAGCGTTTGTCTGTTTCTATACCGAATTTGGCCCAACTAGCCGCATAAGTGGCAGTTGTGGCGAAGGCGAAGAATATTACATTATTGAGGAGCAACAATGATCAGAGAACTAACAGCCAAACAAGTAACGATGATGTTCGATGCCATAGACCGCAGTCATGCGCTACAGGCGGAACAAGCCGAGCAATTGAAGCACCGCAATGCCGCCAGCTACCGTGCCGGCTGGTACGCCCGCCATGACGGTCAGACGATACCACCAGGTGCGTCTGATGCGTTTATCGATGGATGGATGGCGAGGCACGAACGACATGAGGCGATGGTCAGAGCGGAGTGTGTGGAGGTGACGAGATGAGTGGGCCAATCAATCACGAGGTCATTTCAGAAGACGGGTTGAACAAGGTTTTTTATCAATACTGGTTTCGTAACGATACGTTCCAACTTGTTCTAGATCACTACCGGCACGAAAACAAACCAACCAAGCGCCATAACTGGCGAGTAACAGCGAAGTGGGATCGGCTTGAGGCTCGCTACTGGGAAAGCGACAACACACGTATCAAACGTGACGCCATCCCAAACCTTGACACGGTGCGTGTGGAAGTCCTGAGAAAGTTTGTGGAGCAGATTACAATTGATTGAGGTGACGAGATGACTATTGACATTCAAGGAATCGAATTTTATCTCAACATGGCTAGAGATGCTAGATCATTTGAGCAGACTCAGATGAATCTGATGTTTGCTCAGGCTGAAGCCGCAAAGGTTCAAGCCGAAGCCATGCAGCGGATTGCAACGGCGTTGGAGTCGTTAGCCGGATGTGTCAATGACAAGTGGCTACGTGTTGAAACGATGGATAAGGCATTTTAGTAGCGGTCATGTGGCCGGTGTCACCGTGGAAAGTCTCACCGGCCACAATCAGACGAGGAGGATAGGATAGATGGATTATAAAGGTTACGAAATCGCTGAATCGGTAGGTCACGGCAAGACTATAGTAGGTGCAAAGAAGACCTCAACGATCCAAGTGCGTCGATGGATTAGCCACGATATGTATATGCTGGTCAAACAATTTCGTTATACCGTAAATTTATCGGAGTCACGCAAAAAAGCAGTAGCGAAAGCGATTGCCTTTGCAGATGAAAATCCGATGGGGAAATAGCGGTTCTGTGACTCAGCGCCACCGTGGAAAGTATCGCTGAGTCACAGGTCAGACGCTTAGTTAACCAACGAGAGTCAGTAGCCAAGCGAGGATCATTATAATGTCATACCAAGAAGCAATGCAACAATCGAAGTATCGCAATTTTGTGATGCCGTCTCGTGATGTGCGTATCAAGGTTGACATGACACCGGAGCAGTATCAGTCCGTGATGGTGTGGATCGCTCGTGTCTGGCCTGAGTTGCGCCAACTAAACGCCAACCGGCAAGCGCAGATCGTTGCCGCCGATGGGTGGGTGCGAGTGATGCCGATCAATGGTGGTCAGTTGCCGGAGACGCTCACCACCGATATTGTCAGCAGGATCATCAGTGATGAACTCGCCGGCCAGCAATGCACCCGGCTATGGGGTGGAATCTCGGAGGTGGCACTATGACCGCCATCGCCATCCCTACACCAGTTTGGATCGCCGGCTACGAAGCCGCCCGCAGCGGTGTGGATGCCTCCACAGTCCGTGGGCGGCCAATCGAGTACGTTGAAGGTTACTACGCCGGCATCTACGTCAATCGGCGGATGCAAGAGGCGGCAATGTATAATGCGGCTGTGGCGGAACTTGACGCTGATTTGGCTGAGGTGCGTGCCGGTGCTGTGCCAGTGTTCCACCACACCGAGGCGGCGATGGCTGAGATCGAAGATGAGCGTATCGGCGGCGAGTTTAGCGAATCGCCATACAACTGGTAGCGGCATAACCACCCCCCTCCAGGGGTTGACCGGCAGCGGATGATCCCTGGAGGGTAGAGTCGGATAAGTGGGAATTATCGGACGTTAAGGGGGAGCCATGATTGCTATTCCGTTTCATCCTAACTTCAGCAGCAACTTAGAAAAGGTTAAGCATAATGAGTTGCCTTGTGTTGTGTGTGGGAAGTCTATCGCAACTCCCCGTAAGTGGGTGCGGGTTGTCAATGGTGGGTGCTGGATTGGCACAAACCAGGAAGGGGAAAGCGAACCGGCTGGGGATATGGGTTTCTTTCCGATTGGTGCTGATTGCCTGCGCAACCACCCAGAGATTAAAGAGCACGTACAAGACAACGTGGCGGATTAGTTCTGCTAATGACCGGTAGATTGGCTGAGAGACTTGTGTTTTTCATAGAAAGAATGGGGGAACTATGCGAGACTGGTTAGCTGAGGGTGTAGACCCTGACATTGAACTAACCGAAGATGAACTGTACGAAAATGATTTGTTGCGCCAGATGTGGCTGGACGCTTATAACAGATGGCAAAAATTAGGTGGCAAGTGCGACGTTTGCCAGACGCCGGTAGAGGTGGAAGATATATTCCATGCCATCCCTTGTCTGGTGTGCCGCAAAGAAGAAGTGCCGTTTTAGGTTCTGCTAATAGGGCTTAGCATAAGGGGGAACCATGACACTGATGGTGGGTCAAACGTTCGGATTCTCTGTGAAAATTGGCAAACACAGGTGAGTAAACAAGGAGGACGACATGCAATTTGTTCGTCAGGTTGGACGCAAAAAGATTCATGCTGTAAAGCGTCTTGTGTTGCCGGACGTTGACGAAACTCGAATCGCTCAGACGTATTGCGGCTTGCAAATGGCAGGCGTTGATCCTCACTATTTTGGTGAGATTTCTAAGCATACAAGCGTGCTATGTCAGAACTGTGTCAGTCTTATTGAGTGGAGATCGAAAGAGGGATAGTGTGATTAACTTTGACAAGCAAGACACACCATTAGAATCTACCTGGACAAGCTGACCTCCGAGGCATCAGCTAGGGTCATGCGAGGTTCGTTAGATGCAATCGCCAAGCACCTGACCGATGGTGCGCAGGATGCGACTACCTTTGAATGGCATCGCCTGCGCTACAATCACATCGTTAAAATCCGGTCGTGGGTTGCCAAGCACTACAAATGGCCTATTTGTGGCTGACTTTAGTATCATGCGATACATGGCGCATCGCCTACGGCAAGATGCCAACACGCCGCCACTGAGCAGCGTTTGACATAAATAACCGCATACGCATCTGTTGACGCCAGCCCTGGCGTGTCGCTGAGTGAATGGAGATCGCCTATACCGCCACACGACCGCTAACTAAATAACTGACACATCGCAACAATCGTTAGCTACTCGTGCAAACTACATCTTCTATATAGTCGCTGAATGTCAACCGTCTGAGGCGTGGAGAGCGCCCGGACGGTTTTTTTATATCCATTTTCCATCATTTTTGGATATAGCGCCGGGGTTGTGTGCAAGTGTGGAGGTTGGCGGAACCATACCATACTGTATCGTATGTTTTTCCATACCGTACCGTATGGTATTTTTGCCTATTGACAAACTGACGATTTTAGTTTAGAATCGTTCTAACTTACCATATTTTTACAGTTAGGCGGGGATAATGGCAAAAGGGCAAGCGTGGATTACAACTAAAGGTAAAATGGGAGAGGTGGTCAATCTTGCACGTAAGACTTTCCCCGATACCACCAACGATTCACAAGCACTTACACGAGCATTGTTGCGATGGTTTTATGACCAAGAGGAGAACAGTAAAGTTAGCATCATGCAGCGTATAGAAAAGAAAATAGATCGTTTGCTGAATGCACTGGAGCCGGGAAAATGACCAACGATGACTTTGTGATCCTTGCCGGAAATCCGCCATTCACAGCGCCAACACTGCCACCCCTCGCCCTGACGCCCACGGCATGGCTGGCAGCTATCCCCGGTGTGCTGGCCCAGTTGGAACCGCACGAGCGGGTATCGTTTGTTGTGGAGGCTCTACAGATGGCGGACAAAAGCGGCGTGGAGGTGGCCGGCTGTGCCGTGGATTGTATCAATTCGATGATTTACTGGAAATAACCCAGCGTCACCTACCCGTGGAGCAAACACAGATAGGTGACTAACCGTATCAACCCGTAGTAGCGGGCTGATAGGCTAATCGCATATTATTAGCCTCTCCCCGCTCTACCTGCAAATGTAAGGTGGAGCAATGCACAATATCCGCTTTCTTGACATCCTAAAATCACCCAACGCTATCCTGATTGTGTTGGTGCTCGCGCTTGTGGCTCAAATCCCACACGCCGCCGATGTGTTCAGAGGCATCGGCCATGCGCACGGCATCCTGGCATACATCCATAGCTATTTCTTTGCCATTGCGCTGGAACTAGCCGTGCTTGTGTTTGTGGTGCAAAACAGACAAAACGAGAGCTACGGATTTGCCGCCGTCAGCATTGCGATGAATCTGAGCTACTACTATTTGATTGATGTTTCGTTGTTCTCGTTTGGTGCGTTGCCGTCCTGGTTGGTGTCTGTGGCGCTGCCGGCGGCCATTGCACGGTACAGCCATGTGGTTGTGGAAGCACAGCCACACGCTGAGCAGCCGTCCAAGCGCACAACTCGCACCACAAAGGCGACAACCACAGACCCACAGACCGAGCCGGAACCGGTACAACCACAGGCTGTGGAAGACGTACAATCGGAGCCATTGCCCGATGCGCTAATCACAATCGACAAGCGACAACGAGCACAACAATTGCATGATGAGGGATTGAGCTACCCACAGATCGCCAAAGAACTAGGCGTACATCGCAACACAATTGCGAACTGGCTGAAACAGACGAATGGCACAATGGAGGCCGCACAATGAAAACATTGCTTGCATTCCTCGCCGGTATGCTGGCCGGTGCGTTTGTGATAATACTGATTGCTGGAATGTTCGGTATGCGTGAGGAGAGCGACCTGTGATCGACATCAGAGAAACAATCATTCTAGTGCTACTCGCTATCAAAACCACATTGCTGCTAGTCGGCATTGTGCTGGCCCTGTACGTGTCGAATGATTCTCACACACAAGCCGCTGCGCCTGTGGTGACGAGTGTATTGAGCGGTTGTGCGACCGAGGAGCAACCATAATGGCAACCTATCGAGTAGTGACACCGAATCCGACGCAACCCGCTGCTGCTGGCAGTGGTCTGGCTAAAATCTTTATCGTGATTGTGCTGACCGCCGCTGCCGTCTATGGTCTGCGGTACTGGGGTGAGTCTCGATTGAACGCTCGTCACGATGCGCCAGTACAGGCGGCTGTGTCTATGCAGCAACCGGCCACAGTGCAAGCCACACCGACGCCCACACCCGTACCAACGCCACGAGCGCAACCGGTAGGTGAGTGGCAACCGGTTGTGTTTGTGATTGATGGCGTTGATGAGGTGTTCCGAGTTCGTACAGTCGCCGGCGGTGTGGAGGTTACATTTGATGGCGACCTGGCATTGTGCGAGGCGATGCCACAGACAGTCAGCGACCTCGAACAGTGCGAGTATCAGGGTACGACATCGGAGTGACCATGCGCAGATACAACACAGCCAGTACATTTGTAGCGCCGGAAGCGCCACAAGCCGAGTACGATCCGGTAATCGAGCATTTGCTGACGCAGAACCTAGAGCGCGATGTGCTTGTGCCGCTATTGCAGAATGTGGCCGGCGGTCTAGGTCTCTTTGTGGCAATTGTGGCTGTGCAGATGTGGCGCATTGATTTTGGCAATTCCAAAGCCACGGTTGAGCGGATCATGCTGGAGGCAGTGTACTGGTCAGGCGGTGCGTTCGGCGTGGTGTGTGCGATCCGTGCGTTCAAAGACGAAATCCAAATGTTCATTCACCGCTGGGGGCGGGGTTGGGCGGAGGGATATTCCACCGAGCGTATTGAGGCGCTCGAAAACGAGAATGACCGACTCAATCAGGAGATTCGTGAACTCTCCATCGCCAACGCTCAGATGGTGCGCAACGTGCGTGTGACCACCGGCGTTGATGAGTTGCCCAAGGCGCCGCCTCGATTGCCACAGGACGAATACGCAGAGCCGTTGCGCGATGCGCTGGCCCTATGCCGGTTTCAGGATGCCCACGGCAAAATTAGTCGTGATGTGGTGATTCAATCGGGCGCAATGGATCGCACCCGCTGGGAGGCTGCCAAGCGCCTGCTGGAGCATTCCGGCGTACCCGTGGCGAATGGAATAATCGGTTCATCGGCTGTAGAGGCTATGGGCAAAGTACGTGAGTTCGTTGCTCGTCAACGTCAAATGCCGGAAGGTTTTGTTGCGCCAAGTGCAAGATAGGAGGAGTCATGTTTATCCCACAAAACGAACAAGGTGTAATTGTGTTGTTTTCGACTTTAGCTGAAAAAGCAGGATGGGAATTTGTCGAGATCAGCGATTTGACCTTTCCGGATGCAAAAATCCGCAAGAATGGAGAGGTTTGGGCAGTAGAATTTGAGTTTGTGGCGTCAAACTTTCTGAATCATGGTCACGATCATAGGTTTTGTGACATGATAATTTGTTGGCAGAATGATTATCTGCCGTGCCCATTACCCATCATCGCCTTAAATGATAGTGAGGCGCTGCATCGTGAATACGTAAAGCTTGACCCAAAGGAAAAGGAAATTGAATACTGGAAAAGGTTGGCTCTGCGGGCAGAAAACAAGGTCAAGACTTTGCAGCGCATGTTAGATATGGAGGGCAAAAGTGGGGCACGCTCTCTGCTGAAAGATGAAAAATTAGCCCCTCAACTAGCTGAAGTTGCTGATCGGCGGCGCATGGAGAGTGTCATTGCTCTATGTGGATTCTATGAGACAAATGGAACAATTTCCAGAGATAAAGTTATGGCGGCGGGAGTGATGTCAAGAGATCAATGGGAATCTGCCCGACAATTCTTAGCCGATGCCGGTGTGCCCATCAACAATGGGAGTATGGGGGTATCATCAGACATGGCCTTGTCTATGGCAGAGGAATTTGCTCGGCGCTCGGTTGCCGCCGAGCCGGGCCTCGTGTAGCCGAGTCATCCGAGCATCAACCCAGTAGGGTAGGGGAGGGGTAAATGGCAAAATTCGTTGCAGTTTTGATGGTTTTGGTCGCTGTCGTCTTTGTGTTAATGTCAGGCGGGGTTAGCGTTGCTTTCCCCAGCCTTGATTTATTCGGCAATGTCGAGCGGGCGCGCATCGAAGCCGATGCCGCCGTGAGGGTGGCCGAGTTGCAATCACAGGCGTCTGTGGAGGTTGCCCGCACCTGGGCGGATATGCTGCCCTGGGTGCTGGTGATTATCGGTGCAATCATCCTGCTCGCCATCGTGCTGTGGTGGCGAGGGCAAATTGCGCTGGAGCAGGTGCGGCGGCAGCCGGCCATGCTGCAACCTGGCGATCCTGGTTTTGTGCCAGCCCTGCGCCGGGTTGCACGCAAGCACAACGCACAAATCGAAATGGACAATGGCCGATACTATCTAGTTGCCGGCGATAATAGCTATGAGGTTAAGGCGTTGCCGGCGGTGCGCAATGGCTAATTTCGTCTCTGCAATGTCAGATAGACAGATCGCCTATCGCCACTATCTAGCGCACTCGTGGCGATGGAAACTCGTGCGAGGTGTGCGGCTGTGGCTGGATGGCCGTCAGTGCCGAACCTGCCATGAGCGTAGCGATGTGGAAGTCCACCATGCGAGTTACGCACCTGTGCGGATGTTCCCCGGTGCGTGGCTGGATGTGTGGTCGCTGACGCAGGAGATCGGCGCAACGATATGCCTGTGCGATAAATGCCATTCAGCTATTCATCGCAATCGGTCAATTGTCGAATTTGCAGATTAGCAAAATTGTGCTATTTTCAATTGGGGAGCATCGCCCATCGGGTGGCGCACAGCGCCGACGGGGGAACCCGCAGCGAGACTCCCCAGCAGCCCCCATCAACGCCACATTCAAGGAGCAACACATGGTACAACGTCGCAGGCGTCGCAGTTATCGTGTGAGGTTTCGGAATCGTGATGTTTGGCAAATTGCAAGACCCGTGAGGATTGAGCGTAGGGTGTAGATTGTAGTTTCAAGCAGGACCAAAGCATAGCTTTACACAAGGAGTCGGTTCTGATGGGAGCCGGCTCTTTTTGTTGCCCAAAATACTACGCCAAAACGTATAATTTCGTAGGGCAATCGTATAATTCAACTACTTGTATTTTGGCGATAGTTGATTTATAATGGAGACATCGAACGGCAAACAGACAAGCGGAGAGAGCAAGCAATGAAAAACCGACAACAGGCAGAGAAAATCGTGAGTGACCATCAGGCGGCGAAGGCCCGATACGAGCAGATGGGGATGACTTACTCGCACCCACTCGGCAATGTAACGATTGATGAACTGGCCGCCCACATGGATTTGTGCGATGATGCCAGCAAGGCGCACGGCGGCGTTACGATGAAGTGGGAGCAGTTTCTAGGTCAGACCGTTGAGCAGATTTACGAAGCCGCCGCCCACAAGCAACGCCAGCACTACGGGCGCAAAGGGTTTGCGAAGATCAGCGACAAGTACGGCAAGACGACCGCCAAGAAAATCATCAGCAAAGGAAAGTAAACCATGACCAGCCAAGAGATTTTTGAGCGATTGATGCAGTATCGCAATGAGTCGGTGCGTGGCAACGACGAATTAGACGAGTATTTCGACGCTATCCTATACAGCGTGGCGAAGGTGTTAGACCTGAGTGATGAGCAGGCCCACCAGTTAGCCGGTGAGACTCAGGATCAGATTGCACCGTCAAAAGAAATGGAACCGGAAGATTACTGGGAAATGCTTTGGCCGTCTGAGCAGCCCAAGCCGACCATCACCCTACAGCCGGCAGAGTACGAAATCACCGATGGTTATGTGGGGATGTATGGCAAAACCTACAAGCCAGCCACAGATGAAACGTTGACGGAAGCCGTCACACTGGCGGCAGAGCGTAACGGCAAAACCGAGGAGGAAATTAAACGGTTGCTTCTGACTGGCAAGGCTGTCGAGTGGCAAGACTCACCGAACTACTACTACGACCACAGCAAAGGCGTTATTCGTCGCAAGCGTAGCGCGCCACAGGTCAAATTGATTGATTGCGCTTGCGGTCATAGTGTGCCGCAAGTGTTGGTGATGACGAGCAGCCAGGGTACAACTTGCCCGGACTGTTACGACCGAATGAGCAATTAAATAACTATGCGCCCAGCCGGTGGCCTTGTAACCGGCAGGATCGTATGGCACATCCCGACCTATACAACGACGAACTGTTTCAAATCCTGCTCACCGGCTACGATGCCGGAACCGTCTACGCTAGAATTGATGACCAACGAGGCTTGGTCTACCAACACATCACGCACGGCGGCGTTGACGATGCGCTACCCCGCGAGCAACTATTGATCGCCTCGGTGATTCAACAATATATCGAGGAATCCGGCCAGGCCCACTGGATTACACGAGATAATGGCGAAATCGGCGTTGTGTTCCACGATGAAAACGAGTTTATCCCGCTGGCCGATTTGGGCGTGAGCAAGCAGCTAGGCTTCTATCGCCTGAGCCTGTTTCCGTCTACCACGAACGATGCAGGAGATTACTGATGCCAACAACCAAAGAACGCTATCAGGAGATTCACGAGGCGGCGCTTGCTATCATCAGAAAATTTGGAATCGAGCAGCTAGACCAAATCCCCGGCGGCCCAGCGCGCAAGGCGCAATACTCAGTATTCCGTCATCAATTGATAGCGCAGACGGGATGCCACAGGGAGACGGCGAGGGTGCATCTGGCCCAGGCCGCCCGGCAATTGCGTGGGCAGTCGGATGAAAAACAGTGGGGCGGCGCTCGTGAGGGTGCTGGCAGACCCCCAACGCACCCCTAACCCACTCGCCGCCGGCCTGGTGCTGGCGGCTTTTTGTTTGGCGTGGTGAGTTTTGCAAAAGCATGAAAATTTAAGGTTCCCCTACTAGACAAGATTATTTATTTCTGCTAAAATAAATAGCAGAGAAACGGAGTGATTCAGGAGAGGCAAAAATGAGCAACGTAATCTGCACGGACACCAATAAGAAATTCTTTATCATCGCCACCAGCTACGATGGCCGTAGCGTCAAGCTGATGAAGCAAGCCGGTGGTCGCTGGAATCCCGAAAAAAAGATTTGGAGCATCGAAATCGCTCCGCTGAACGGTAACTACAGTCTGATTCGTGAAATCGTTCGGTACAATAGTTTGGAAGTCAAGCCCTCAGCGGCAGCGTTTCTGAGCTAATTTCTGAGCCTCCCGGCGGGCATCGTACACCGGGGGAAGGATTACCGTGAAAGTTTTAGCAGCCAAGAAGTTCTCAAATGATGTCTGTGGCCCCGACATTGCCACGTATGCGCTGACAACGCCGATTCAAGAGATCGTTGCCGATCTCGATATTTCAGAAGCGTGCTACCTGTATGCCTCTGAGAACGAAGTGGTGGCAGCTATCGTAGCCACCGATGCGACGCCCGCCGATGAATGGATTTTCATCGGCAGATATGACCCACGGGTAAGCGTCTAATGGCTAAAGGTGGCCCCGGCAAGTCCCGGCGCTCTGGTGGCGGTCGCAAACGCACGAGTGTGCGCACGCTGACTGCCACACCGCCAGGCTTAGTGTTCGGTGAGCCTGCCACGGCTCACGCTGACATCTCGCTATCGTGGTGTCCGCAGTGCGGTGCTGTCTGGTGGGAACCGTTCGTCGCCACCTACAAAACAGCGAAGTATTACGACGAGCCAGACGCCAACGGCTATTACTTCCATGAGTTGGCAGATGTAGAGCGGCCAGCGCAGCCACAGCAGCATTATCGCTGGTGCGTGCTGCATCCAGATCGCAAGCCCTAACCCACCCCGCCAGGGTCCCCCCACCTGGCACAATCAATCAGGAGAACAGAACATGATCGTCGTAATCAATTTCTCGCATCCGCTCAACGCCGAAGCGCAGCGCATCATCACCGACGAGTACGGTGCTGGCGATGCCGTCGTCCATACCATCAAAGTCCAGTTGGACATGGCCCAGCCGCTCACGTCGCAACTGGATGCCCTGGCCGACGAAGCCCTGGCATTGCCGGAAATCCACGGCAATCCGTTCAACGTCGATTGCGTGATTTTACCCGGCCACAGCGTTGCCGCTGGCTACATCGCTCGGCGGTTTCCGACCGCCAACATCATCGTCATGGCAAGCCGCGGCTTGCCGCCGGTGTTTTTGCCGGGCGGTCTGGTGCGACCAGTGCGCTGACGAGTTTCGCCAGAGTTGCGTCTTTCCGCCTCCTGTCGTGATATAGTGAGTACACCACTCATAATCACCCAGGAGGCTTTTTTTATGACGCAGAAAGAATTACTCGTTCACCTCGACACACTCGTAGCCGGCGGCGCACTCATCGCCACCCTCACCGATACCGGCGAAGTTGGCTACTGGACTCCACACCAGGCGACGGCGCAGCAGGTGCGCAACTCGCTCAGTGTGGAGGAGGTGCGGCGGGTGAGGCGAGCGATGGCGCGGCGAACCTTAAAATTATCGTCTTCTTGAAAACCCGTCACTCAACCCTATTGACAACCGTATATCTATATGCTATACTGAATCCATCAGAAGCAAACAGATAACGACTCTACAGAGTGAGTACCCGGCCATCGAGCGCCGGAGATAACCAAAGGACAAAGAACAATGACCACCATCAACACGAGGTTTAACGCCAGCGACCTGCCCACGTGGGCGCAGAATGACAGCGTAATTGTTGAGCGTTGCCGCAACGACCTAGCCTTCCGTGCGGATGTGTGCAACGCAGAGACCGCACAGCGACGCAATCAATTGCGGCGTGATGCGTACCGACTACGAGAACAGATTGAGAATCAGTAAGCGCCCCGCCGGGTGTCCCCCGCCTGGCACACCAACCAACAGAAAGGAACGAACAATGAACGCCAAACAAGCCAAACAATTAGCGCAGGATGCAATGGATGTGGTAGCAGTAGGTGAGCCGGAATCGGTAGCAGACACCACGGTGCTGGTTCTGAACGCAGACGGCACGTATAGTGTCTGCGACAACGGCGAAGAAGTCGCCGGACTCACCGAACAACAAGCGATTGACATTATCGTTGAGAACCTGACCGCCTAACGAATTCGGCCCACCCGGAGCCGAATCCAATCCGGGTGACGCACATGGCAAAAACACAAAAGAACCTACGCATTAATCAGTTAACCGAACGCCAGTTAAACGAATTGCAATCACGGCTGACACTCAGCCACACAGAGACAATTACGCTGGCAGTTGACCGGCTATACCACAGTGAGTTAAGCGACACCGAAGGACTCCGCCACGCCATCAGCTACCTTCGCCAGCGCATCAGCGAACTCGAAGCTCGTGGCTTCGCTACCTGGCCGCAATGGATGGCGGAAGACATGGAAGCAGTCGAGAGAGTGATAGCAGAGTTTAGTTTCAGCAACTAGCCGCCCAGTGCGGCAAAGGAGAATAAGATGAACAGCCAACAATATGATGCCGAAATGACGCAGGAATTAATCGAAGTCGCAGGCAAAGACATCGTTTTAAATGCCGTGCAAGCATTCGGATTTTCACTTGCCGATGTCAGCCATATCGTTCTTCGTGGCGGATTCCCGGTGGTGATAGAAGTTCCAAATCCACACCACCACAAATCGAAAGCCGACGGCATTCGCCGCCCCCGTTGCATTAGTATCCAGTGCGGCCCCGGCACGCACGGCTGGCCTTGCCGCCGGGATGCCACCGGCAGGCTGTGGCACGCAGTTACATACGGAAATTGACGGCGCAGAGTGCGGCAAAGGAGAGAATGAGATGAACCTTAATCAACTCAATCAATTTTTGGCAGAAAATAAGCCAGTGTTTGGAAATCCGCCAACGCTAGCGCAGCGTCAAGCACTGGCCGCAGCGGTGGAAGATTACGTCAACAGCTTGCGAGCGGAGTACGCAGAAGGCCAGCCGACATCGGCCTTTCGCCACCAACTCTCCCTCCACGAGGGGGACACCCTGATTGCCTGGGACACCCCGGCCCACGCCTGCAAGGTCGAGGTGCAGGCACATCCCGCAGTCGAGTTCGCTTTGGCCGAGCGTCTACTATTCGAACGCAGCAAGCTGGCCTGACAACCACACTGGCAGCCCCGCCGCCCAGTGCGGCAAAGGAGAATGAGATGAAAATCGATTTTGGCAAAACGAATGATGGCGATTATGAAGACCGACCAACAATTCTGGCGGTTGTGTCGAAAACGAAGAAGCGGTACGGCTTGGCAAACGAGCCAAAAGACGAGCAAGACCGCATGTTGGCGGTCTTGCGCTGGGGGGCATACGACCGGAACATGGTTGGTTGTGAGTGGTTCTTGGCGTCCGATAATCTCCCCCCCTGGATTCAGGACGAAGCCATCGAGCAGGCTATCGCCCTGAACCTCCCCCTTTGGGGGGGGGGACTATTTCAGAAGTTGAACGGGGGAAAATTACCACCTCACCTGTGCGAACGATAGGCGCAGTGTAATCAGCAACTAGCCCGGCCACACTGGCAGCCCCGCCGCCTTAGATGCGGGGAGGAGAACGACATGAAAATCCAGACGACCGTCACACAAGAAGATTTTGACAGCGGCCTAGAGGCCATGCGGCAGCGTACCGCCAAATCTCACATGGTCATCTGCCAGCCTCTTGCGCTGGCGTTGGCGAAGGCCGGTGACGAAGTATCCGGCGTGTGGGAGGAACATGCGCTAGTAGTTGACGGCGCAAAGATGTGGATTGTGAAGCACAACGAGGAGTCGTTGCGATTGTGGCACGATTTTCTCAACGTCTGGCGGGGCGGGCAGCAGAAAACGGCCTTCCCCCTGTCGTTGGAACTTAACGCAGCGTAGTAGCCCTCAGCGCCCTGCCCACCAACAAAGCCCGGCCACATCTGCGCCGGGCTAGTATTGAAAGGAGAATATGATGATAGACGAATTGATTTGCGATGAACTAACCGAAGATGAAATCGAGTTACTATTGTTAAGTGCATTTCACCCAATCACGACTGAGGAGTTGCCTCTGGCGATTCAAGCGTTGAAGCCGCCGGATTCAACAACTCATCAAGAACCTGAACCGCACCCGACATCCGAATCCTGAGTTCTGTTGCCTCATTCAACCTCGCTTCCAACGTCAGAATTTGTTTGTCGAGCGTCTCAAGATCACTGATCAGCGCCTTGCGACGCTCGATGATTATTTCCCTCATGTTACCCTCCTCGTGAATAAATCAAATGAATTGAAATCCAGTCATTTAACCCTGGTGTCCAACCGGTTGGCGTAATTTCCCCGTTCGTGTCCACATCCACACGTCGCACTGCTGCCGTATTGCCATCACCATTGATGCTCATGCAGGCAAAAATCAATCGGTACGGTGGCCGTGATCCCGCTGGCATGACAGCGATTGCGGTAGCTGGCGTTGCTGTGGTTGCCTTAACCAACCCTCGTACCTCAATTACGCCGTTGTACTGGCGAGTATACATTAGCGGATGATACGGTGCTCCCCAGAACGCCCAGCCAGTGCCGAGTGTGAGAGACGTAAAACCCACGGCAAGCGGATCGAAAACCCGATATGATACGCCACTATCAAACAGCACCTTGATGCCATTATCGGCGCTATCCTGATACATCATGGCGTGACCGCTCACAACCGCCGGTGTTGTTGTGCTTTTCATTGCCAGCCAGTGGGTGCGAATCTGGCCGGGAATAAGTCCCAGAGTGGCGTTAATGGCCTGTGGGTCAGGCACAACCGCTAGACCGGTATTTGTGGAGATGCCGTCAGTGCTGAACATCTGCAAATAGCTGGTTGTGCCAGCGTTGTTTGTTGCAAGTAGACGAATGGCGCTTATGTTTCTAGTCTGTGATCCACGAACCGATAACTCTAATGTCTCTGCCTGAAACACCGGATCGGCAAATCCACGGATGGTTGATTGTGCGTTGCCGGTGCGAGTGCCGACATTCTGCCACCAGGAAATGACTTTACGGCCATCGGATGGCGTCGTATCGGCTTGCAAATCGATGCCATCGGCGGACAATACGACATTGCCGCCGCCAGCATACATTCTACCATCGGTACTAGCGTACCATTGCGGAATGCTGCCATTGTAACCGGTGATCAACCCTACCTCACCGCTGCGATGGATGCGTAGACCAGTGAAACTGTTGGCGGCTAATGACCCACTACCCTGACGAATCTCGCCAGATGTGCCGATGGTCATTACGCCAGAGAAATAGCTGTTGCCGCTGGCGTCTAGCGTGATGACTGGCGTTGCGTTCATTCGCAACTGCATTTCCGTGGCTGTCCAGTACAGATTCGGCTTGTTGGTTCCGACTGGCCCTAATCGCCATGCACCATTTGTGCCGACAAAATCGAATGTGGTCAGCGCGGGATTATTGATGTCAGCACCAAGTTTCATCGAACCATCGGCGCTGCTAATGTGGACGGTCGGCAGCGATCCATTGTACGCTCTCACATCGGCATTGCGCAGGGTGAGACCGGTATTAGTCGCTTTGAGATACTGCGAATTGGTCGATCCTTGCGTGTAAAATCCAAATTCGCCGGGGAAGTTCAACCCTGTTAGATTGCCGGTACGCACTCGGACAACCTGACCCGTCGCTGGATGATCCGTCCAGGTCACTAGCTGGCTGTATGGTGAGTTCGCTCCATACCGACCATCAATGGCGTTGATCTCATGGAAGCCGTTGCCACTCGTGCCATAGTCGAGTACGATGCTATCCACAGGCACTTGATGGCCTGCGCTCATACTCCCGGCGTTCGGCGTTGCCGAGCGAAAGAAATCCCAGGCTTGCGTGCCATCGCCGGCGGGAATGAAATTATCGACTTTGCCCCAACAATCGGAGAGAATCAAACTGCCATTTGCACGGCTCATAATGCGCAAACGGATGATGTCATTTGGCTGAAAGACCGCCATGCCTGGAGCGGAGGGCAAATCCCGCACCCGCAGAATCACCGGTGCTCCCCCTGGCGATGGTGCTGTAAACACTTGAGCTAATAGACACACCGATTTTGCGATGATCTGACCGCCAGCTAACGCTTGTTCCAAGTCAGCAATAAACAGCTTGGCGTGCATCTCATCAACATAGAGATAGCGGAAATCCGCCTCGCCGCTGTAGGTTAGCCGCCACCCACGCACCTGGCTTTGATAGTTGTCCGTCGATACCGCCACGGCGCTGTGGACGTTCATCAATCCAGAAGAAATGGATAATTGATTGACGTTGCCGGTTTTGAGGAAGATAGAACGGCTCGTTGCTGCATTTAGGAGTGTATGTCCGCCACCATCCTGTAATAGTGCATATCCTGTCTGTGTTGCCTGATTCTGGTGAGCAAATCCCGCATAGCCGAGATGACCCATGTGGCCGATAGCACTATACCCGGCGTAGACCGTAGAATCGGTGTCAGCAAACATCCGAAATGTAGAAGCGGATAATTGCAACTTGTTTTGATTGTTGATGCGAAAATGGAGCGTGCGAGTGTTGGCAGCGTTTATGATAGTGTCGCCGCTGGCGTTCTGCAACAAAGCAAAACTGCCCTGTCCTACCTGCGCACGATGGCTAAATCCAGCATGACCGGCAAATTGCATACCACCTAATGCAATACGACCTAGATACGTTGCAATATCAGCATCATTACTTGTTATTTGATATTGATTCATATCTAGCGGACTGTTGGCGTATTTCCGCATGAATACGTTTTCAAGCTGGCCGCCAACATATTGACTATTTAGGCCAGTGACTAGCTGGCCCAGCGCCAACGAACCGAGGACAAACGGCGCTTTGGCTGTTTCTGGCGCAAACGTGTGTTGTGCAGTGATCGTGCGTGCGTTGTCTTTGTGAACGTACTGAGGTAGCACATCTTCACCAAGACCCTGAAGATCGCCTAGCCGTCTGGTCTGTACACTCGTGATATTTGATCCGGTAAAATCAATATCACGCCATCGTACAGTGCCATTGATGCTGCCACCAGCCGCACCCACATCGCCACTACCGCTAACGCTGCCATTCACGACAACCACACCAGCGCCGGTTTTTGGCACATAGTTCGCCGCCGCTGGTCTGCCTGCATTGATGACCTCACCCGCAGGCCCATCTAACGAGCCAGGATAGAGTTGCCCATTGATCTGCACATAGCCACGCCCCCACGCCGTGGCAGTACGTGTGGTTTCGTTGGTGCTGTAATTGTCCGATAGCGTTGATTTCAGGTCACGAAGATTGCGCCGTGCCTGCATTCGGCGGATACGTGGTGTGGTTGCCATTAGTCTTCTTGCTCCCTCCCCACCTGCTGCAATGACGCCGCCGTATACCACTGATTTTCCTCAATCGAATGCTGCGCTTCCACAACGAAACAAGTACGATCTAACGCATTCATCTCCCCATGTAGTCGCCATTGCGTCTTGCACACTCCCCCTGGCCGGAAAGTCGGTTGCGCATCGGCGGACTCAACATCAATCAATGTTGGATAGCGTGCGAGCGTGAATTTGCGACGGATAGCCGCCAGCATCGCAGCGTCGTTGGCGTATCTCACCTCGTCAAGCTCTAATGGCTGACCAACCGCCTGCGGTGTGGATGGATACGATTGTTCGCCGCTCTCACTAGCGTTGAACCGTTTCCATTTCAATTTGACCTGATTGACGCCGATGCCGTTCTGCCAGTTGACATCCACAGCAGCGGTATTTTCATCCGTCCAGGTGAATGACGGTGCTAGTGTGTTTGTCCACAGTGGATTGTTATAGAGTTCAATCTTGCTATCCCTACGCACCCTAATCTGACAGTTGGCGTACTCAGCAAAATCTACTGCCACCGTCCACATGGTATCATCTGCGGTGATCACATCGCTGATGGTTGGTGAATTAGCGTTCTCATAGCTAATGGCATCCACAGGATAGCCGGACTGCAGGATGATGGCACGCAATACCGCAAATGACGGCTGACCATCCGGCAGCCACAGATCAGAGGAGTACGCCGCAGGATCGAGAATCGCCCTGATCTCATTCACCCTGGCACGAGCCGGATCGACATTCATCCGTTCGATTTGCAGCAATAAATGCTTCGCTCGAATGGACGGACTAAAAAAATACTCCCATTGCGGCGCTGTGTAATTATCAAAATCGACTACGGCATTTTGCCAATCGTTCTGCCAGTCAGGTTGACCAGGATCGCGAGCATTGCCAGCAAGGAGAGAGTATCGAAAAGTAAAATTTTTGGGGTTGATGAGTCCGAGATAACGATACCATCCAACGGATTTGACGAGTTGCCCATCGGTTGCAATGCCGCTGACGAGGAGATAAACCGTATCTCCCGCCTTGTGGTCATCGGCAATGGTACTGTTTGCGCCACGAGCCACAACCGTTACACCGTCAGTGGTTTTGCCGTTGTAGGTGATTTGCTCCGCCGCAAATAGCAATGTACCACTATCCGGTAGCCCTGCTGTGGATGGCCCGCCGTCATTACTAATCCGTAATGTTTCGCCCGCCGATGGTCGCTCAAATGAAATATCCGCAGTAAGTTTTAACCCCAGCGGCGGCAAGGTAATCATCACCCATTCATCCGGTGAGGTCGTAATCTCGTATCCGGCATTTTTGATTAGCTCAACTCGCCAGTGGGTATTCCCACTGTTGGCAAGATTTTGAGCATTACCGCTAAACATATAGCGGATATTTTCTCCTGGCCCTGGCGCTCGAATCATGCCACCACCAAATGCCCGCTCTGGCGCATCCTCGTGATCCGGCCAGGGATCGCTACCATAATTGCCGTCACCCCAGGCCACACGGTTGTACCAAAATCCTAGCTGTGGTTGTCGCAACCACAGATCACCGCCCGCCGCTCGAATGTGCCGAAACCACGCACGGCGCTCGATAATTGCGCCAGGTTGCGCCAGTGGATTGAGACGAGTAAAAACTTCTTGATCTTCACAAATAATCAATTTGGATTGGTTACGATCTGGATCATTCTCTACATCGCCAGCGCCGGCAAGACTACAAATCTCTGTGCGATTATTGCCGTTGGAGGAAACAATCGTCCAGCCGTTCAAGCCGCCAGATAGAACGATAATCTCTATCCACCGTGCGCCCGGCGGCGTGCCAGGAGGAGGATTCAAATAAAGTTGATGGAATGTGCCGCCGGATTTGCCATTGTTTCCATCTTCAGTCGCTTGTCGATAAATCGGATACTGACTGCCGATGTATCGTTCCCCGATCCATAGCGTACCAGGGTCTTCGTCAATGACTACACCAGCATCAAATGATGGTTCCGCTGCCTTAAATTCGCCGCGGTGACGCTCCTCGAATGGATTGACAAGCGGCATTGACGCCGAAGCTTGTGATAGTTTGGCGACGTTCAACTGACCAACTTTGACACCCTTCACCGGATTTTTACCATAGACAAAATCAAGCGACCGAACCGTTACTGTCCATTCTCTCAACCCCTGCCAGTCATCACGCACCGCCGGCCCATCAATAACGCCTACGTTCTGAATCGCCCATGTGCCGGTCGGACTTGTGCGAGTCTGAACTACACAGAGATGATTGTTGCGCAGCGCCCATTGCGGGAAGTTGACGCCTTTTAGCTTCAGCGTCCACATACCTACAGCGGCGAATGATGAATCGCTCATCTCGTTGAGGATGTACGTACCATCGTCGCCATCCACTGGATACCACTGGTAGACAATGGAATTGATCGAATGATTGCCGGTATATTCAGTATCGATCTGTTGCTTGGTGAGACCACCAAACTGACTGCCAGTCGTGCCAGTGTAGCGAAAATATGCCCATTGTTCGCCGGTCGCACCTGGCCCAATCCACAAGCCGCCGCCAGGTGTGGAAAAATAGGTCAACGAGGATGGTGTGATAACTGTCGAATTTGGGAGGATCGGTTGTGCGAGGAACGTGTTAAAGCTTAATTCGGTTGTCGCACCGTAATTAAGCTGCCACCAGTTATAATGGTCGTATCGTGGCCCGATTAGCGCACGCCATTCGCAATAAAAGGACATACATAGGAAACAAAAAAAGCGACAATACCCCCGATGGGATACTGTCGCTTTGTCAACGAGAACGTTCTAAGCGTGATATGTAGTTATACTGGCGTGCCGGTATCCGGCTAGTAGGCTGCTGAAACCGTCACCTACGGGTACACCTCAAAGGATGTTTGCGTGTTGGTCAATCCCTGTGTGTCCATCCACACCGACGCCAGTGTAAGCCTCGATGGTGTATTCACCTGCCTGCGTTCGCTGTCGAGGCCGCAACGACTTTCATTCTACCACACCTATTCGGCTTCCGCACTTTCTGGCGTTGCCTGTTGCGTATACAGTAGTCGTCGGCCACGGACTAACGCTTCCACCTCAGTGCGTGTGGCATCATCCACACCTTGCATCACTCGATTGCGCACCGTGGCGGCGCTGTCTGTTCCCTCTGCACTCCACAACGCATCAGCCAGCAGCATATACAGGCGTTCGGCCTGTGTTGGTGGTTTGGTTGCCATTAGTATCAATCTCCGATTTAGGTTTCATCGCTTCCCACAAGAAAGTATCCCAAAACTCAGAAATTACAGGTTCAGGATCGCCGGCCATCCTTCTGGCTTTTATCTGTTCCATCAATCCCGTGAGAACTGAAGCAAACGATTCTTCTAGGGTCATACCATGATCCTGTCGATATTCAGCACCACGTTGAGAAAGTCGCCGCCATACTGACCCTCATACGTAGGCGTGTGGACGATGCAATGAGAGAATGTTTGCAGCGAGTTGAATTGATTGTAGAATCGTGCGAACGTGAATCGCCTAGATGGTTGCTCCAACAATAGCACGCCTGCCAGGAATTGCCAGTCGATCCACGGCAATGTACTCCACTTCCACACGATTTTTGCATATCCCGTAGCGACTTGCAACCCACGACCATTACGCCGCCCGGTCAACGTGTATGGCTCGAATTTATAATCACCACGACCGCCCAACAAATACGTACCAGCCGCATCAACTCGTGTGAGCGTATATGTTCCGATCTGCATCGGCAATGGAAGATCAGCCATTTGCTAATGCCTCCTGCAATTGTTCGGCAAAAGCAGACACGAGAATATTGACTAAATCCTCGGCAAACTCTGGCCGGCCCGCTCGTGCTGACATGCCTTGCCTGATGAACTCCATAAAACCGTCACCGATGCCAATGAGCTTGTCAAGATTATCTTCGGTCGCAAACCCGCTGCGCAGATTCGTGATAATCGATGTGGCCGCCGGTGCGAAGTCGTAACCGATTAGACCGACATCGATAAACTGTGCCATCCCGTCCCCGATACCTTCCAACATGGCTTGATTTTCTTCATTGATGCCGCCAGATAGACCGGCTAGTGCTGATTCCAACGCATCCGGCGCTATTTCAATTGTGGAGATGGTTAGCACGCCACCAGTTAAGCCCTGGATCGGCGGCGCACCCTCCACACCAGCGGCTAGGCCACCAGTTAGACCACCAGCGCCGCCAATGCCACCTGTACCGGCTAGTGCTTGGTCAACCTGCGTCAGTGCTGTTTCGATGATCTTGTTCGGCAATTGCTGAATCTGCTCTAATTTATCCTGATCGATGCCTGCCCATGCGCCCTGCGGTGCTGTCACATTACCATCAGCATCCACAGTGTACCCCTCTGGCAACCCTGAAGGTTTCTCCAACCCCTCACCACCTGGTAAAAATGGTTTCAACGCTGCATCAATCGTGCTGGCGAAAAATTGATAGATGTTTTTGCGGCCCTGCTCGGCTTTTTCCTGCAACGCCAAATTCTCTTTGACCGCCGCTTGGTCGATTAACTCAAGGTTCGCCGGATGCGCAAACAATGCGCTATTCTCCCAGGCTTGGCGTAACTGGATCAGCGTGGCTTCCACAGTTTCGCCAGGGATGATACCCACACGAGATAGCGCCTCTCGTGCTTTGTCGAGTGAGACATCGGGGAATAAATCTTTCTTTTCGTTGATCTCGGCTTCAAGGCGACGGATAAAATTATCGGCAAAGTTCTGCGGTATGCCACCTTCGGCCAGTGTTAATTGTTCCTGTGTGACTTTTGATGAGCCAAATAGTCCTGGTGTTGTTTCCAACCCACGTTGCAGCGAACTGGCGGCATCCTGCCAAGCATCCTCAGCAGCTTGTGCGGCCTTTTTGAATGCTTTTTCGGATTCCGATGCTGCCCGTTTCATGGCTCGTTCGGATTCCCGCACGGCTTCGATTTGCGCCTCAGCGCCAGCGGTACTCATTTCAATTTGTTGTGCTAGTGCAAGCTGAAACTCTTTAGGATCGGGATATTGCGCCTGTAGCTGTTTAATCTGCGTATCGCTGATTTGATTTTGGCGTAAATAGGCAAATGGATCGCCGCCAATGTCAATCAACGATTTTGACGCACCGAGCACCGCTGCATCCGCTTGTCTACGTGCAGCGTCGAATTGTCCCTGTAACGCAGAAACGCCAGCCAGCGCCGCCCGCAGGATGTTGACCTTTTCCGCAGAGGTCAGCGACTCATCACCAAGCATTGAGATGAGTTGTGCAGCATCCAACGCCGATGATCCCATGATGCCAGATGCGTTAGCCGTGCCGCCTTGCGCTTGTGTGAGGAGATTAGACGCATCACCGGCAAATGTGAGCCAGCTTTCTAACTCACCTAGCGCCGCTGATTGCTCCTCCATTGTGCCTGTACCGCTGGCAATATCGGCGGCTAGTTGCGAAATTGCACTACGGTACTCCTCAGCGCCAGGAATGCCGGCACGTACAGCGGCATCGGCGGCGGTAAAAGCGTCAGTGATGCGCTTGGAAAGATCGTCTAGTCCCTCGAAGGCTTCAAGGTTGACATCAACATTAGCACTATTTAGTCTGTTGTAAGCGGATTCTGCCTGAGAGATGGAAAGAGAAAGCGCATCGAGCGCAACCTGATTTTCGGCGGTCAGGCTACCAGTGCGTGATGCCTGTTCTGCGATAGCTGCTAGTGCTACCCGATAACCCTCCAACCCTGGCACACCACGTTCAATAGCAGCGTTGTACTGCTCAGTGACATTCACCACCTCTAGCAATTGTTGCTGATTTACCTGGTTGCCGGTAGCAAAACGTAGCCCTTGTTCAAGTACAGACGATAACCCTTTCGGGTCAATCAACGTCTTGATGCGTTCAATGTTATCTTCCAGGTCGCTAATACCAAGCAATAGTTTCCAGTTGACGACCGCTTCGCCTGGTGTGCCGCCGATAGCTTCCACGGTTGGCACAAGGCCGCCCAACAGCGCATCAATGCCACCACCAACAGGCCCTTCAGCCAGCGCCAATCTCGCCTCTTGGATGGCAACTTTCAGTCGTTCAAAACCAGACGCTTGCGCTTCGGTGCTCTGCAATAGAGCGCCATATTTGGTATTTAAAATGTCAACGCTGGCCGCCAAAAACGCCTGCGAATCATCCAGGTTGGCATTTTCGGCTTGCAATTCGGCCATGCGATCTTTGACTTCGCCAACCGATAACCCTAGCTGATCCAAGCGCCGAAATGATAGGTTTGCAGCCGCCAAACCAAGTTCGGCCATTGCGCCTTGTACATCGTGGATGATTGGCGATACAAGCGCCACGGCTCTGGCCGCTGTGGTCAGCTTGCCAAATTCAGATGTTGTTTTAGCGAGTCCCAGTGCAATGGCCTGATTGCCAACCTGCATTGCGGTCAGTGAATCAATTGTACCGCCTGCCGCCTCTTGGATAGCACGGATGCGCCTGGCGGCTTCAGTAGCACCGCCAGATAGAATACGAAATCCAGCCTCAGCACGATTAGCCTGTGTGCCAAGCTCGGATAGAGCAATCGCTTGCCGGCCAATCTCTTGTACGCCCTGAATGGTCGCATAGCCAGCTAAACCACCAAGCACAGCGCCACCAAGCCCTAGCCCACCACCCGTACCCCCTGGTGGTGGTGTGGACGCCACTGTTGGCGCTCGTTGCGCCTGCGCTCGCTGACGTGCTTCGGCTACCGCCTGTTGTGTGATTCTGCGCTCTTGTTGGATGACACCTTCTGCCGCCGCCCGTGCTTGTTGTGTCCGTTCGTTCGCCTCTGCCCGTGCTGCTGCTATCCGTGATTGTGCTTCTGCTCTGGTAGTAGCCGTTAGTCGTCGTTCAGCCTCAATCGCACCCGTCGCTATTGCACGAGCCGCTGGCTGATTGGCGAGTTGCGCATTGGTGCGTTGCACAATCTGTGTCAGTTTATTTAGTTCAGCCTGAGCGTTACCCACACTCAGCGCAACGGTGTAAAGGAGTCTTTGATCTGGCACTATTTCCTCAAATAACGTTGTCTCGCCTGGTCGATAACGTGTTCCAGTACGGTCACAATTCGATTTTCCGCATCGTCAGACAGGCCGGTAAACGGTCTAGCTGGCATTCGACCTTCACCGATCTCTAGTTCCAACGCATAATCAACATTCGTTCCAACCTCTAGCGACCATCCATCGGCGGCACGATTCATCGCCTGGTAGTGGTCAGGATGCGCAGGATTGACAAGGCTATCACGTAGACGCCCCGACCGTCTCAGGATCGGATGTGCGCCGGGGTAGCCTTGTTGCACACGCTCCAGCACCGTTACTCGTGACAGTTCTGCCCATGCTTCGCCGCTGCCGCTACGCTCACCGCTAAAATTCGCCTGATGACCCTGCGCTATAGCAGTAGCAACCTGGCGAATCTCACCATTGCCGGGACGTTCGAGCCTCGCAAAGAACTGACGCAGGGCGGCGAATGGATCGGTTGGGCCGGTGATGGTGAGATTCATGGTTGCGGTTGTGTCACAATCCTCTTACAATTTATATTGCATAATTTTTTATTTATGCAATAAGACTAGACTCCCAAATAATTATGATTGGCGAAGCACTTCAGGGTGTCTGAACTCGTTTTCTGGAATGTTGCAGCAAAGAGAAAATGCGTCAATGCCGTGTTTGGCGTAGTGCGATTATCGACAATCGCTCCCTCATTGATGCCGCTGACATTGCCTTCCGATGTGGTGTATGAGTATCGCCACGTCACCGTATCGGTAGCAGCGCCGGTATTATCGCTATCACCATCGTTGGTTTTCTCGTAGGTCGCATCCAACGCATGACCTGTACCAGCAAGAAACGTTGTCACATCGTTGCTCGTCTTAGTCGGTGATGTTGATCCGCTACCGAGGCGCAAGCCACCATTACTACCATCGTAGTCGATTGTGGATGCAGGCGACTCGCCAGCGGCCATCTGAGCATAGTACAGATCGCCATTGTTGGTGACGATGTTTAGGCCGGGAATCACCAACTCCAAATCGAGATACGCATGGCGTTTGACCGCCAACACCTGGCCGAATGTCAATCGCACACCGTCAAATTTCGCACGCTGATTGCGTACATCCTTCATAATCCGGTCAACCAGACAATCCAGCCAGTATTGTGGATAAGTGCGCCGGTAGTGTTCAAGCGCCGCCGATTTCAATTTTAGAAACATTGCCGTTGCTCCTCTTGACTGCTAATACACTCTCGCCACGCTGAATCGTTTCAACGTTTTTTCGTTTGTTGTCTACCATTTTGCGAAAGACGGGATCGCACCAGTACAGCAGCAATCCTGTCAGTGTTCTAAACAATTTACTCAATCGCCACCGTCACTTCCTCGGCCAACGTAATCGACTCACTCACATTCGCCAGTGACACCAGGATCAACTCAATCAACTCGGCCACGCTCACGCCATCGCTTACAACGATGTATGATTCAATCATCAGCGTTACCGCTTCCGTCACTGTTACGCTATCACTCACGCTGATAGACGGTGTGGAGGTCGCTTGCACCGATACTGTTACCGCTTCCGTAACCGTGATAGTCTCCGAACCGAGCATCGATGGTTGCACCGTGCGACTGTCACCAATCGTCATTGTGCCGATGAAAATTACGTCTTGATTACCGCTACTATCGATAATGCGACATTCGTGGTAGTAATCACCGTTCAGGATTTGCGTATCGGTAACGGTGAAATTCATTCGCAGCGCATCATCTGTACCGGCAGAACTAAACCGAACAATATTATCCGGTGCGCCTAGCGTCAATTTTTTGGTGAGGATGCGAGTGTTGATGTCAACCCATGCACCCCAGTCGATTTCGATTACGTTGGTCAGTGAAAACGGCGCATTCTCATTATCGCCATCGGTGACAAGCACCTCCAACGTTTTCGTCTCACCCTGGTAAAATGCAAAATTCTGTGCAGTTGCCGTCATAGGCGGCCCCCTAGCCGGATGCGCCGTGTCACGTTGCCGGCGATGCGAATGATGCTGCGAATCACGGTAAAGTTCTTGATCTTGTCGGTGATTTCAGACAGATTCAGCGTTTCGCTGATGATCTCTTTTAATCCACGGATGCGCCGGATGGATTCATCAAGCAAAAGACCCTCGTTGATTACACGTCGAATTGCACGAGCCGGAACAATTGACTCTGCCAGGTCTAGCACCTCATTGATGATCATCAGCAATAGTTTCTTGCCGATATTGCCCTCTACGAGATTCAGCGTCTCATTGATAATTCGTGCGAATCCCCGGCGTGGAAGTACCGTTTCGTGAAAATTGAGAATCTCGATAATCACCTGGCGCAATTTGCGATGCGGAATCACACCTTCAACGAGATTCAATACCTCGCTGATGACTTTTACCGCACCATACAGATAGCTAACGGATTCCACGAGATTCAATACCTCACTGGCAACCCGGCTTAACCCTCGCACGTTGCGCACAGACTCGACAAGATTGAGTGTTTCGGTTTTCAACCTCCACATCGCCATGCGGCGGCTAGTGTTGTCAATCAACCTCAACACCTCTGGCACGAGCTTAACGATACTCGTTACATTCTGCGCCTCAATGGCCCACAGGATGCCATAGCGGGCGGAACCGAGCACCGCAGTGTAATCCAGCACTGGGCCAGTGCCGCCCATGCTCGTTAATGTGGCTGTGATGCCCGCACTCTGATCATGCTGCATGATATTGATGGCTTTGGCATCGTACACCGTGCCGCTGTTGGTCGTGGCAACGTTATCCTGATAGCTAAAGGCGATTGATTCCTCGGCATCGGCGGTAAACACACTGACCGCCATTGCACCGGCCTGCGCATCAGTTTTGCTCGTGTTCAACGCATCCACAAGCGACATAAATGTGCCGCAGATGGCAGGTTCAAAGTTTGGCCCGGATAGTGTCTGACTGCCTGTGGTTGTACGGCTGCTGAATGTTCCCGCATAGACCGCAGCGCCCGTCACTTCCAACGCCAAATACTCATAGATGCGTGTGCCGGTTGTGCCGCCAGTGGTGAGAACAGTGCTTGCACCCCAGGTCGTGATCGTATGAGTTTGTGAATTTGCTGCGTTATACCCGATGCTGGCATTGGTTAAATATGCCGTCGCCTCACTATTGATAGCTGTGGATGCGTAGAACGACAATGCGAACTGTGCACCTGTTCCCGTCGCCACACCATGCGACATCATAGCGCCGCCACTAGAGTTAGTACCGGCGAAGTCGGTATTCGTACAGAACAAAAACAATATTGATGGCGTCCACGGCAGTGAGATCGTAGCAGTGCCGCCATTACTGCTTGAGCAAGTCACCGTACCGGATTGCGCACGGAACGCAGTACCGCCAAACAATGCCGTAATCGTACCAGCATCCATTGATGGCAGTACGGTTCGTGTGGTGCGTAGACCGTTGGCAATAAAAGCATCAGCTTCTTGCTGGTGGTCAACCGCCGTCGTGCTGTTGTGGCGAAGTTGCACGAGTGCTGATGTAGAGCCCGACGTGTGGTTAGCGGCTGTCCCTACAGCATCACGAAGCCGGATTGTACCCACAGCCTGACCGGTCGCATAGACACCCACAGACAGACGAGCGAATTGCGCCACACTACCGGCGCTTGTAGCATGCGAAGCAAACACTAGCGCCGCCGATGGCGTCTCGCCTGCCATACCAGTCGAATCGGTGTGATCAACTGTGCCGGTCGCTTGACCTACCGTATTGTAGGTCACGCCGGCACGTACTAGACCGGTAGAGGCTGGCGGTGGTGTGACATTGTTACCACTCGGCAGCCCGCCCTTGAAATACGTCGCTCGTAGCTCACCCAGGAAATCCGTGGTGACACCGGCTATTGTTTCACCGATATAATCAGTCGTTGGTCGATAGTTATTGTAAGCTGTCGTGCCTGGCGTCAATGCGGTATTTGGTGCAAACAAGCTAATGCTGTAATCATCATTGCCGTCTCGCAACCACGCAGGGACATCACCACTAGCACTATCCCAGGCATTGTCACGAAAATCTAAATCCGCTGGCGTACCATCTGGATTATTCGGTAGACTGTTGCGATTGCAATACTCGTGATCTGGCTGCCAGATGATGTTATTGACAAATTCACAATCGACAATGTAGGTATTGCCTGTGATAGATAGTGCAGCAAACGGACGTGTTCCCGGCAATATGGCATTGACAAAAATGTTATGCCATACTTTGACGCCAGTTACAGCTTCCTCTGAGCCGCCCTGCGATCCACCTAGCGTAAAATTGTAACTGTTGCCGATGCTGATGTTATTGTAGAACCACACATCATCAATCGGTGTGCCTTCGCTGCCAGCCTCGTTACGCACCGACATGCCGGTAGAACCGGATGCACCTTTGTGTACCTCGTTATCACGAGTGTCATAAATAAGGTTGCCATAAATGCGATGGCCGGTTCCACGTTGCACATACATTTTGCCGCTTGCCGTGTTGTAAATGAGATTGTAGCGGCTTGTGCAATTCTCACTCCCTGGCCCGAAGATCATCCCTTCGCCCCAGCCCGTGTGGACATGGTTATACTCGAAGGTGATATTGCCCATCTTGATGCCTTTGATGGAGGCACACCATTTGTCGTCGGGACTAATGGAATTGGTCAAACCTTCGAGATAATCGCACGAGTGATGCGAGTGGTTGCGGCGAACGGTTACATAGTTTGCATCCTGAATCGCAACATTATTTGTACGGCTTTTCTGTATTTCACAATCTTCTATCACGATATTTGTGATGCGCGAGGATGGAGAGCCGTACACATTGAATCCACGACCTTGCGACCGCTTGACATTGATATTGCGCCAGGTGAAATAGGAGGTGCGAATGGTGATTAAGCCGCCAAACAAACCGCGAGTCCCGTTTGTGGAGGTATAGCCGGCCTCTGGGTCGTCATCTGGCGGAATGTTGTATTGACCATCAACAGTCGGCTTGTTGGTGGGATCGTCGGCTTCCACAACCACAGGATTACCGGAGGATGTGCCGTTGATCTTAAATTCAACTTTGGCGGCAGGGGTGTATGTGCCGGCTTTGACCTTGAGCGTGTCACCAGCGACTAGCACCGTGATGGCTTTGGCAAAGGTCGCCCACGGGGTAGCGTTGCTGCCGTTGCCGGTAGAATCATTGCCGGGGGTGGTAGCGTGCGTCGGAGGGGCAATCCAATAAGTTGTCACCTATCTACCCTTCCGTCTTTCTTCTTCATCAAACAATCGAGATTCAATCAACATAAAATCATGGCACAAGTCTGCAGGCATATCCCTAGCTTCTACAGGACTGATACCCCGCTCACGACCACCAAAAAAACGCCAGATTTGATAGATTCTCAGGTTTGCTTCGTCTATCAATGATTCTGCCTCGTGGCGCTTTTTGCGTTCCTCATTGCGTTTGTGGCGCACTTCTGGCGCAAGTAACTTTTTGTCGGCCTCATCCTTGCGCCGCTTTTCCCGCTCCTCGTCAGCGTCCACAACCCGCACTACATACGAGTTAACCAAGTCGTTGAGACGCTTAATCCTTTTTTTTGGTCATCATCCAGATTGACGCCAAAAAGATCGGGATTGAGCATCACGGCATTCTGCGACCATTCCCGGTACAGTTTGCCGTTCATCTTGAAAAAGGATTCAATCTCTACCCATTCCCTCGGTAATGGCGCTTCGTGGTATGCACCGTCGCCGTTCATCACCTCGAATTTGCGGAACGTCGCCAGCATCGCCGCCCGGTTGCGCAGCGCCACATTCTCGTTAAATCGGTCGCTCCAAATCTCCATATCGTCAACCGATTCGCCGTACTTTTGACGTAGATAATCGGCAGCCTCGTTGATATATTTGTTGTAGCGACCCTGGTCTAGCACCTGGCACTCGCCTGCATAGATGCGAGCCTGCTGGCCGTCCGGCGTGCGGCAATCAATCTGTGCGAATTGCTCCCAGTCCATCAAGGGAGTGGATTCGATGTTAGCTTTGGGCGTAGTCGCCTTAGTAGCTCGTGGCATAGATTGTTAAGATTCCTATGGTGTCGCCTGATCGGAAACAACCGTAAATGTCATGGCAGGACTCGAATCACCGACTAGCCGCCAGGTAATATCAGCCCTCACGGTATCATCATTGTTGGCGTTGGGTGACTCTAAGTCCCATTGCACTTTGGCGAAAGCCATCGTCAGCCGGAACGGAACCGCAGCGCCGCTAATGTTAGACAGCGATTGAAAAGTGAGGGTGAGTGGGCCGGTAGGAGCAGTCAGTGTGGGAGCAGTACCAGCGGCAGAACCGTATTTGGTCAGTTTGTACGCTTCATACGTATCAGCGTCAATATCCACACCTCGCACCGTGCCAGTTACGGCAATCCGCTGGCGTGGCAGGTTGGCACGAGTCTGCGAGAACAGCACACGATCATTCTCGTCAAGCGTTTGGGTGATCTGAACCTGCGCACCACGGATTGTGGAGGTAGGCGCATCCCCGGCAATTGTCCAAGTGACAGAGCCGCTGTAGGGCGAAATCTCCGTACCGATTTCCGCAACTTTGGTTTCTGTACCGGCAGCAATCCCTTCTGTTAGCCCCATCCCCTGCATTTGGCATTGCACTTGTTCCAGTGTTGCATCGATGTTGAGTTGCGTCAGTCGAACATCGGTGATCTTCCGCTCGAAATCGCTGTCACCAACGAATTTATGCAGGACGGTCAACCATGCAAGGTTGGCGTTGGTCGCAGGAGTAAACGTGTGGGTGTAGTGCGTCGTATTGTTGACGCTGCTCACGCCCATAACACCCCGCAACACTGGCCCGATAAATCGAGGGCGCAATAGGAATGTGGCATTTACCGGCACGAGATAACCGGTGCGTTCAGCGACCGCTTTGAGTTCCCACGGCACAGAGCTACCCGACCCAGGATGCTCCAACAACGTAGGACGCTCATCAAATCGTGCGTTGACACCGCTCGTGGTTGCCAGTGCGGTTTTATACGCAGTGGCGGCAGTTCCTTTGGCGGATTGCACGCCAACGCTAATACTGGCATCTAGTGAATTAACGGACATGCGAGTCCTCCAAATGAAACAGGCGACATAGTAGCGATTTGCTACCTGTCGCCTGCATCAAAGGAAGACAAAGCAGCCTTTAGGCTACCATGTCGCCTTGTCAACGTGTTCGTTCTAGGCGTGATTTGTTATTGTTAAGCGACTTATTGTTAAGTCGTTGTCTTTGCTACTAGACCCACAGCGCCCACAGCATACCAGCGGTTATCGCTGTCGGCTTTCCTAAATGGATGGATGCCGGTTGGCCCGTCAAGCTGGATGCGTTGCACCTGCTCGCCGTTGCTATCAGTGACATTAACTTTCTTCTCTGTCAACACAACTTTTTCGATGCGCTTGACGAGAATCTTGGCATACTGTTCAGCAGTTTGCCTATCACCCTCAACCACAGCACCAACGATATACTGATACTCTTTGGCGATATGTAGCGGTGATGTAAACATTGTGCCATGTTCCCGCTGCTGTGGACGTGTGAAGCGACCTTGCACGATGATCGCAGGCAGCTTGCCTTCGGTCGCCCACGTATCCCAGTCGGTCACATCCATGCCGATTAGGGAAGCGACGTATTGAACCTGTAGTGTTGTGTAATCGCTACTATTGCCCATATGCTCGTCAAACAGTGCGACCAACGCTGCATCGGTATCAACCCAGGCAGATTCACCCATTGAGACGGTTTGCCTTTGCCACTGTGAACAATGCCATGCCGGTAGCCGTTCCTGTGACCGTTACCAGACCATCAAAACTAGCTTTGTGTGCCGCCGATAGGCCGCTGAAATAATCGATGCGACCCTGCCCCCAGCTACGATCCACATCCCCACGGCTTTCGCTGGACGGCTGTAGAGCGATACGCTGCGCCACCGCAGCATAGGCACGGTAGAGAACCCAGTGCGTTGCAGCGGTGTTGGCTTCGTCAGCAGTGGATAGCGACGTAATGGCGGATTTACCGGCAGCCTCATCTAGCCACTGTGCAAGATTGGCTTGCAACTCGCCAGCGGTCGGAAACATCGCAGGCTGTAGCTCGCCTTGTGGATAGATAAAATCCGATACTGTCAGTGTCACAGCAGCCATTAGTCAGCCTTGCGCTTGCGGCTAGTCGGTTTAGTCACAGCATCGGTAGCGGCTTCCACAGCCTCAGTGACAGTCTCGGCAACGGCTTCAACGATCTTCGTCTTGACTTCCACAAGCACGCCAGCGTTGAGGCGTTGCTGTACAGCGGCGGTCAACGCAACCTTGTGCGTCTTGCCATTGCCGACAATAAACGCCTCGCCATTAGGATGATCGGTATTCGACTCCCACAGAGCTACCCGATCATCTCGACTAGCGGATTTCACGGTTACAAATTCGCTCATACGCCCCCTTCTGTGGTACAATACACCTGTCGAGCAAGCGTATTTGTCATCCAAGCATATCTAGGATATGCTTTCATTGTCCTTTGCTGATCTATGCGCTTGCTCGACACAAACGCTTGGATGCCGGCAAAGGACTTTTTGATTGGAGAACAAATATGGCCCACCCATCTCCCGAAGTAAGATTCTGGAATAAGGTCAACAAGACCGACACTTGTTGGCTCTGGACTGGATGCACTATGCCATTCGGTCACGGACAAATGCGAGTTAATGGACGTACCCAACTCGTACACCGCTTCAGTTGGAAATTGCACTTTGGCACTATCCCTGACGGATTGTGCGTTTGTCATCATTGTGACATCCCCGCTTGTGTTCGCCCCGATCATTTGTTTCTTGGTACACCGGCTGACAACATAGCTGATGCAGCAAAAAAGGGCAGAATGCGCAATGGCGGCATTGAACTTGCTTGCCGTGGTGAAAAGCATGGCAATTCTAGGCTGACCGAAACACAGGTGCTTGAAATCCTTGATTTGCGCAACCGTGGATACTCTTACCAAGAAATCGCTAATCATTACGGCTTGTTGTCTCAATCCATTGGCGAAATTTGCCGAGGTGAAACATGGGCGCACATCGCACGCCCAGCCGTAACATTTACCGATGCCGTGCGCATACTGAACGATAGCAAGGTTACTGAAATTCTTCAGCGATTGAAACAAGGCGAACGTCAATCCGCTCTCGCTCGTGAATTTGGTGTAAACCCTGGAACCATTCATAGTATCGTCGCCGGTAAATCTTGGTGTCATATCCCTAGACCGTAAGGCTAATTGGCAACGTCAAGGATTCGGGAAGCGTTGGGATCCATTACCCCGTACCCTTCCACCTCGGAGACAACCATCACCTGCGTTTGGTTGGTGATGTACCGCTCCATTTCGGTGATTTCTGAACCGATCTCGGTGACACGTTCCAGGGCGAAGCGATTGTCGAATGCCACGATCTTGTTGGCCGGCGCATCACTCAGCCAGCCATAGCGCACGTTATCAGCGAAGCGATTGATCGGCGTAGCACCAACGCCCAAGCCGCCAAGATTGACACTCACCAACGGTACGTTAGCCGAACCAGTGTTGAGCATTGCCAGTTGCAGTGCCACATCAGACCGCATCAAGGCTGTGGTCAGCACATACGGCTGCGCAAACAGCATTTTAAATGCCAGCCAACCTTTGAGCGTCAGCACATCGTTCGTGGCGCTGCTATCCAGTGTGGTGATGTCAGTTTCAGTCGCAGCGGTGCTAGAATTGCCGTCGCCATTGATGATCACATCCATAGCGGCCACGACTTTATCAATCTCGCTCTGCACGGCTTGCCACTGAATGAAACGAGCGAGCTTATCCACACGCAGGCGACGCAAATCCTCATAGGACGCTCGCAGACCACGCCCGTATTTCTTCAGGCGAATGGTATGCTCGCTACCTGTGATTGTGGCGATAGGAATTTCGGCGCTCTCACCCACACGCACTTGGCGCAGGTTAGCGGCACTATAGGTCAGGTAGTAGCTGCGAAACGCATCGCCATCGATGGCGGTGGTCATCGCAACCAGCTCGCTTAGCGGGATCGCCGGTTCAACCTTTTGGCTTTCACGAGGCGTCATGGCGTCAGCGTATGGGCGGTCAAACGAACCAACCACGCTATCGCTACTCAGCAGAATCGCACGTTCGTTGCGGTTGCTGATGCCGTAGCTAACCTTGCGCCAGTTGCGGGCGTAGAACTCAGTCAGCAACGCACGAGTACCGGGCGACTTGGCAAACACACCGGCATTGCTGGCCCAGTATCCGGCGGTCGGGTCGCTGTGGGTGCGAATACCAGCCTCTTGCAAGAGACGCTCGAACGCATCCAGATTGTCGCCTTTTTCGGTCGGGCTAACTTCTTCCAACGCACGGCTGAGCGTAGGCGCTTCCTCAATGCCAGCATCTTTCATCCGCACAGCGACATCGGTGTAAACATTCAGCGGGTTCTTCTCAAACTGTTCCCACAGTTCACGAGTACCCAACGTGGTAACTTGTGTATCCATTCTGCTAATCTCCTCTTACGCTGCCCGTTCCATACGCACAACCACAGCGGTTGAGGTGGAGGAATCGATAATCATGCCACGAGATACCGTGTCCTGCGTGCTAACGGCTTGGATGTAGCCTTCAGCGTTTGCCGCACCAAGATCGCCTACGATCTTCAGGCCAGCGGTCAACGTAGCGCCGTCGCCACCTGGCAGGGTCATGTGGCCGCCGGTTTGCACGACGCACAGACCGTCGCTTTCGACTTTGATCAACTTGCCAAGCACGTTCTCGCCATCGCCAACCAGCGATACGGCATTGCTGGCTTCGATGGTCACAGCCAAGCCAACCTGCGCTGATCCACCGGCTGTGGTGGCACTGTACACGATGGTATTATCGTGCGGATAAGTTTCGGCTTCGTAGCCGATGCCGACTACCGTCGTAGTCGCTCTAGGGTCTGCCATTGTGATTGCTCCTGAACTAATTATCTGTCTTGCTCAACTGAACCCAAGACGTACCGTTGTGAAACAGAACTAACGTATCGCCAGGCCCAAGAGCAGCATTGCCGCCCAGCACCAACGGCGCTGTGTCAGTCAGTGTGATTGTGTTGGAACCACTGTTGTAAAATGCCTGAATCGTCCCGGCGGTCAACGTCGTAGTTACCACCAGGCGAGTGCCACGATTGGCAGTGCTAGTGAGATATTGCAGTCCGCCGGTGGGTGTAATCGTGCCTTGATAGCCTACGGTGATAGTCGTGGCCGGAGTCATACCTAGATGGCCGCCCAACGTCACATCATCCCCGGCGATAACATCCGTACCGGCAGTGACGGTAGTACCGGCAATGACATAGCCCGACGTGCGCACATTATCGTAATTGCTCACGTCCGACTGAGCTACAGTCGAGCCGGTGAGCATCACAGACAGCAGCAACGCACTCAGCAGCGCAAAAGCCACAAATCCAGCAACGTAGAATTTTTGTTTCATCTCATCACCTCACGCCTTGTACGCTGCATTCGGAACACGAGCGGCCTGTTTGCTTTGCGACTTGACAGGCGCATCGCCGTTATCATTGCTCTTGCGGCCACCGCTGAACCGTTCGTCGCCCACACTCTGCCAGTCGGCTTTCATCCGCTTGATGACGGTCAGTGAGGCTGTTTTCAAAAGCTCCTCATACGTCGCCCGCTCGAACTTATCACCGTAGGCTCGCACGCCCTCCGCCAGCGTTTCAGCCACCAAATCTGTGCGATACTGACGGCCATCGGCGGCCTCAGTTTCGAGTGTGCGAATTCGTTGATCGGCGGCTTCTTTGGCCGTGCGCAACTGCGCCAACTCGCCAGTGATGCCGGTGACAGTGGCAACCACATCGCCATCGGCGGGAACACTGAGCGCCTCACGCACTTGATTCACAATTGTTTCAAAGTCCATTGGTTCATCCTTTTTTGGTACATCAACCCCGGCGAATGTTCGTTTAGCCGGTAATCGCATTCGGTATCTAGCTTCCAACACTTGCACGGCTTCGGGTCGGAGTTCGCCCGCCTCTGCCATGCGTTGTGCCTTGACAATCGTTGCGTCAGGTGTAGCACCCTCATAGACGGCGCTGACCTCGTGCAATCGTGCGCCATCAATACTCACAGTAGCAACCACACTGCCAGCGTCTTTCACGTCATAGGTCATGCCGGCAACGTGTGGGCAATCCCAACTCAGATAGTTGGAGCGACAAATATCGCAGAAATGCTTCCCACCGCCGAACCCAACAGAAACATCCGATACGATGCCACTGCGCACGCCAGCAATGAAATCATCGGTGCTGACATCGTTCAATCGCAGACCGGCAAGCGTATAAAAATCCACCATTACCCGCTTGCGGTTAGTTTCAGTCTCAATGCGGCTATCCAGGCTTCGGCCAAGCGGCAACTCTCGCACGTTATGGCTATTTTGAAAGGCGACACCGGAACGGGCATCGGCGGCGAAGTTTTCCAACGTACTATCGAGCATGTGGGTGAAATAGTAGTCGATCTGGTCGTTGCTGATCTCGGCAGTCCAGAAAAAAGGCGCTCGTTCATCGAAAATGGATGGATCAAAGGCGCTTTGCGATTTCGCCAGTGATAGCAAATCGGTTGCTCGTGTCGCTACATCCACACGCAACACACGAGCCGGATAGGGAAATGTGAGTTCTGAAACGTCGTTCATGGTCATAATTTCGGGTAACAAAAAAGGCGAGACATCGAACTAAATCGATGCTCGCCTTATCAACGGAACGCTCTAGGCGTAATATTTAATTTTTTGAGGCTGTCCAGCTAGATTTGCACTAGCGCCACCGCTTTGACTTGCGGTTACACGTTTTCTCGGCCAGATGTCAACCTGACGTTGCGTGTATCATCGCCGGTAGGCGACTGCTCTGCTTCTGAGCTACAGACAACATAATTAACGATTCACCTGCTTCGCTGTCCTACGCTGCATTGCTCCGGTTGGCAACGGTTCCAACCCCATCAGCTTACGCCAGAATTGCGCCTCTGCCACCGCTTGATCGTGGCGCATCTTAATATAGTCCAGCGATAGCGTTACGGTTTCAGCCGCTTCGTTGACAATAAGTATAGTAGATTTTTTTACGTTAGTCAATACCGGTTGCGTCATTATGTCAAATTCCTATAGCGGCTGCGCATGGCGTGGATTAGGTGGTTTGTTGCCCGGTTGCGATTCAGGCGGCAGTGGCCCTAGCCAAGCCGAAAATGAATTAAGCGAAAACATGCGTTTGTTTGTGTCAATTGCGTAGATTTGACCATCCATATGCACGATATGAACAACATATAAATAATCGCCACCACTGGTTACAAGTCTAGCGCAGTACATACCATTCTGCGTTGGTGTTTCCGTAGTCCATTGCATTACTCACCTCGCCAAATCTGCTCAGGTTGCGACCATCCTTCAGTGTACGGGACATATCCACACCGGCAACCGGCATGGATAGGAACAAGCAATTCGAGCGGAATATTGTTCACCGGCATAATACGGCCATGCAGCGGCAAACATAGACGGCAAACCCTATCATCTTGCCTAGTTTGAAATATCTGCTGTGCTACATTGTTGCGCCGGTATACCCAGTTCAAACCACGTGCAAATGACCGTGATAACTCAGTGACTGTAATGTTCACCGCCCGCACTGCTACCCATCCGGCAATCATCCGTTGTAGCATCTGCACGGTGTTACCTTCGTTGGCTCGTGCTAGCGGGATTCCCACAGTCAAATGATTGATTGTTGTGTCAATCAGACTCATGTCACCACCCGGCGTGGTCAGTTGTGCAGCGTGAGCATCGATAATGTCCAGATAGTCACGATTCTGTAAGCTAAATCCGCCGCCGATGCCCATCAACTCCAGGCCCACACGCCCACCGATGTTTGCGCCCCGTCGCTGATTGCGACTCAGCAGGTTACGAAGTGTGGAAGTACCGCCTAGCAGGAATGCCGCTAGTAGCCATTCCTTCAGGCTATCTTCATCCTCTGGCGCTTCCTGTACACCATTGCGCAGCGGCCACCAGTAGAGATCGGTCAATACCGGGTCAAGCTCTGCAATCCACTGCGTTTCTAGTGCGATTTCTTCCGGCGTCAACTCGTCAAGCTGGCGTACCTCCACAGCCAGCAGAGCGGATAGCGCACTGTGGAGGCGGGTTAGGCCGGCGGCAAAAGCGGCGTCAGGCAGGGTGATAGCCATTAAGCGCAATTCTCTCCAACATCGTCGCCACATCATTACGTGCCGCTCGAATCTCATTCAGGTACAACACACGGTTAGCGGCCTCGTCGGTTTCATCATCCATTTGTTCCTGCCCGTCGCCATCACCTTGCACCATTGCAGGATTATCGAAGCCAAACAATCTCGGCTCTGGTGCGTCTGCCGGATGGCCGGTAATTTCCTCAGATGCTTCGTCCTGACTGACCCAACCGGCTTTGTATTTCGCTTCAGCGTTGGCGATCTGCATGGCTTCGGTCTGAGCGTCTCGAAGGGCTTCGCTGGCCCGCACCTCAGCAAACGTGAATATCACTTTGGCCTGGATGCCTTGCGCCTCAAGTCCGAGCGTCAACAGTCGCCCGATCATCGTCTCAGCGTAATGTTGGATGCTCTTGATACCGGCGGCGAAGATTTCAAATTGGCGGTTGCTCTGCACATCGCCAGTTGTTTCCGTGATGCCCAACATCAATGGCATTGTTTTCAGCGCCCGCACCGCCATGCGTTCGAGCATTTTGATAACAGCATCAATGCCACCTAACGAACCACTATCGGCGGTTCCCACAGGCCGATTGACGGTCAATAGGTCTGTGTGGACGAACGTATCATCGGGGTCAAGTTGTGCGAGTGCCGCTGTCACTTGAGAAACAATGTCGTTGGCCCAAGTGTTGAACGCCGCTGAATCGCTTGCCATCGCAGGATTGATGGTCGCCATGCGTTCAGTATCGATAGAAATATCGAGCCGTGGATAGCCTTGCTGCTGAATAACACGTTTCAGGTCATGCAGCATCCCTAGCAAAAATAACGTCGTAAATAATGCTGGCATCACCAACGGTCGCCCGTATGGAGCGCCAAAGCCAGGGTCAATCGGTACATAGCGAAACGTGGGAATGTCTAGCGGCATGAAATTGTTGCCTTGCCATTGCCCCGCTTGCCAGATTTCACCACGAACAGGGTCACTCTTACGACGATGGCGAATGCTGTATGGGTCGGGTGTGGCAAAGTCAATCGGTACACGTCCACGACGATCTAGTACCAACTCTGCGCACAATGCCCCACGAGAAAACGCACCGAAAAAGAGTTTTCCCCACACGACATCGGTAGAGCCATAGAGATCAGCAAGCGTATCGAGAAACAATTGCGTTGCCTCCTGGCCCCGCTCGTCTTGTGTCTCCCCATCGTCGCCCACAGCCTGAAACTCCCAACCGGGATTGCAGAGTCGTAGGAAATCCCACAGTGCCTTGCTAACCTCTGGTGAGAAATCAGCCAGGAGATCAATCAACTCTGTTGGGGATAGCCGGTCAAGGTAACGAGTATCGAGGTTAATCAGTCGCCAATTGCTATCATAATCAGGTGGCGGCTCTACAACCCAGTTGCGAGTGAGGAATGAGTTGTCTGTATCTCGACTTGTACGACCACCCGGCAAGCGGCGCAACACATTAGCGGCTTGCGGCGCTGGCGGTGTGGCTCGTGGAAATATACGGTTGTACCATCGTTCGTACCATCTCATCTTGGATTCCAACCTTTAACTCTACCCATCACTAGCGGCATACCTGACGCCATGTTGGTTGCTTGCCACACCATAAGCGCCCTAGCGACAACCGTATCATCATGGCCGCCTTCCGGCGCACCGTATGTGCTTCGCCCTGTGGAAGTCGATACCTCACGTTCGTAGGCTTCGAGTTCCGCCGTCCATACAGGATCGGCTTGAAACTGCCATTCTGTTTTTTCCAGCGTCAACGCTAGATTCTCAATCAATGGCGGCTTGGTTGTCGCTGTGGTCAGAAAACCAAACTGTTCATCAGCGCCTCGTGCCATCGGCATGCCCATGCGAACAAGTTGTTCAATCACCGGTTCACCGATGCTATTGCGTTCTGCCAGGATGCTGGCAGGTCGCCATTTCTCGCACATAGCACGAAGCCGTTGCGCCTGAAACATATAGTCAATCTTGTTGAATCGATCTCTGTCAACCTCTTGGCGGCAAGTAACACACCCAAACGAGATTGCAGTGTAATCATTCTGCTTGCCCCAGTCACAGCCGGCCACAATGCGATGGCCTCTGTGATCTTCCGGTGTCGATACTGGTGCATTCATACAGGCATAGATGTTTCGGAAGACGCTTCCCTCCCCTTCGAGGAACTCTGACATCACTTCCTGTCGAAATGCCCGTTCCGTCATTGTTTGATGCAAGCTAACAATCTCACCAAACGGGATATGTGGATTTTCTAATGGATGTGGCTTACGCACCAACACGCCATTCTCAATCACTGCGCCCACGGTCGGTGCTTGCCATGCCATTGAATCATCACGGTTAAATGCGCCGGTATGCTCCTGAAAGAACCAGTTGCGTCCTTTTGGCGTGCCTATCGCCCACAGCCACCCGCCGGTATCAATCAACATCGGTCGCAGCACCTCATACCATGCCGCCGGTTTTACGTCTGCTACCTCATCAATTACCACACCATCGGCGGTTTCACCACGAGCATTATCAGGATCATCAAGGCTACGATAGAGGATAGAACCACCGGTAGGAAAGACAACCTCCATGCGTGATTGATTGAAATCAGCAATGCCGCCCGCCGCCTTGTACGTTTCATTGAATCCAATCCGTACCTGTTGGTATGTTGGCGCACCCCAGATAATGCGACGGTTTTTGATGGCACTTTCCACGGCGATTGACATGACGAGTGTAGTTTTGCGCCAGCGACGGCCTCCACTAAGAAAATTGAATCGCTTCGCCTGTTGGCGCACAATCTGTTGACCGGTGTGCGGATATGGCAATCTAATTGTTTTCATCAGATGACGCACGCCAGTTATTTACGTACTCAACTCGCATCCGCATCGGTTCGCCGTTTGCCCCGGTTACTTCTTGTTTATCCACAAATAAACCGTGATGCTTGCCAAGATGCACTAGCGCCGATTGTGCATCATACAATTCAAACTCCACATCGGTTTCGGTGATTGATTTATCCTCATCACCCTTCAGCGTGTATGTCTTGGTTTTAGTTTTCAGCTTTTTAACCAAGTGTATCTTGTCTTGCGCCAAGCTGAAGTCAACAAACGGTAAACCGTCTTTGATACTAACAAAATCACCGATACTGCCTCGTGCCTGCTCGCCTAGTCGCTTCAATACCTCATCAGCAGACATAGCGTTTTCTTCGATGCGTTTTCGGATCACTTCAGAGATGTTAGTATCTGCTAGTAATGTTGCAGCGTTCGCTCTGGCAGTATCATAACTTGCGCGCTGATAAACCCGTTGATATGCCTCGGTTGCATTCCAGCATTTTAAGTATTCATTTACAAACTGCTGATGCTTCAGGCTTAACATAGCTACACAAACGCACTCTCACTCACCACAAACGTTTTCTCGCCGGCACTCGTACCGCTGCCGGTCGCAGCAAACCGATAGCGATATGTACCGGCGGCGGCAATCGTCAGGTCAACGTAATAGATGCCTGTGGAGGTCTTGAGTAGTTGACCATCAACGCCATACGTATAGGTGACGATAGCCGATCCTGGCGCTTTGAATTTGAACACGACAGCAGCGGGATCAACAGCCACACTATCGGCGTCAGTGAAGATCGCCCTACATCTGACCACATCGCCTATATCGTAGGTGTTTGCAACAAAGTTAGCCAAGTCGCTCTCCTGTGGCAATGCCATCGGTAACGCTAACAGCAATCGTCGGTGTGGTATCCTCAATCAGCGGTAGGCGAAATGTGTAACGATGTAGGTCATTCACTCTGGCGCAATCGACCGCATGATAATCGACGCCCTGTGCGTGGATAGCAACACGATCAATGGTGGCATCGCCAGTGATGGTGATGAAAACAGTAACGTTGGTCACTCGTTATCATCCTCATCATGCTCTGGCGCATCACCGAGGCGTTGCAGAATCACGGTGAAATCGTCAACGTCATCAGCATTATCGGCGGTCAACAAGCCGGATTTCAGCAATGCTTTTGTTTCAGCCTTGTCCTTGTAAGACAGGAACGGTTCAACTTCGATGATCTCATCGTCCGCCGTCACAATGTATGCCTTGTACAATCCTCGCATGTTGCCTCCGCTGTAGCCTATCGAAAGTTCATTCGTGCTGATTTTCCAGCCATTATCGTTCACCGTACACGACCCGATAGATACACCATCAGAGGTGTAGATAGTGCCTGTACCGCCAGTGACATAGAATTTACCGGTGGCAACCGTCTTGGAATCCTCATGGCCCCATTGAATCATTTGTCACCACCTCGTACCCGCTGGCGGGAATTGTTCACCGTTTGGGTTGATGTGGCGGCAAAAAAGTTTTGCGGTATCAACAAGAAACGGCCATCGCATATTTTGATATTCCGGCCAGCCTGCTTTGGCAAAGAAGTTGCCCTGCATCACCCGGCTACACCATTCCAGATCGGATGTGCCACTACTCGTGTTGAATGCGCCGGTCTCAGGATCGCTCCAGGCATGGCGTGGCGTGTCAAATACTCGCCTTGTCACAATGTCACCAAGCCGGTATTCTTCTGATTCGTCCCACATGGCTTTGATGAGACTACCGTGAATCAGCAAGCAACCCGTAGGCACACCATCGCACCACACCTTATCGCCCATCTTCCAGTCGGCATAGTAGCTATTGCCCCGGCCACGATACAGCACCGGTTCCGATGGATGTGAGCGAGTGAAGTACAGCCCACTAACCACAGGATACCGCTTTTCTCGCATGTACTCCTGAAGTACAACGAACGCCTCAGATGGCAGAATCACGTCATGTTCAAGCAAAAATAACCACTCGAAGTCACCTCTGACGCATTCTCTTGCGATTAGGTTTTGTGCATCCGCCACCTGATAACGCAGCGGGTAATACGAGTTCATAAACTGGTTCATCTGCACCATTGACCAGTTTGCCGGGATCGTCTGATTGTAGCGTGCAGCGACCCACTCGATACGCACGTTACCGGTAGTGGCGGTCGCAATCAGAAACCGATTGACATAGCCGGAGTTGCCAGAATCTTGGATACCGTTAGACATTGGCAACCTCCGACAATGAGCGTTTCACCAAAACAACTTCCATGTTGGCCGATGGATCGAATGCGATGTACTTAATTCGATAGGGCATGGGTCGATAAATACGCCACAAAAGCCCGCCAGTATTCGACTCAAATGGATCGAAATAGGCCCATGTGATCTCATTCACCGGATTGACATGCGTTGGGTCTTGCGACTGGCCCACACTAAACGCATGAGGGCAGGAGATCGCAAACTCACCACCCGGCTTTAGCACCCTCCACACCTCATCCATGAATCGAATGAATCTTGGCTTTGATTCCACTTCGCCTAGATGCTCATTGACTTCATCCGCCGATAGCAAACCCTTGCTAACTAACAGATTCACCAACAATTCGATGCGATGGTCGCCAGCATCCGGGCTAATATGCTCCACGAGATGACTAGCGACCGCACATAGCACCGATTCATCTGGCAACGGCCACGGCATACGCCTGGCGTCCCAGCAAATATCCACAGTCGGTAAATCTCTCACATCGAGATTAACGAAGCCGGGCTGCGGATTTGCACCCCCGCCGATGTCTAAGCGGATGCCGCTTCGACTGGCTAACAATTCTTGAATGTCTTTCATAAACCTCTCATCTGACGGCTATACAGCCCTGATGTGATTCTGCAATTTATGTTGATTATTACGTAAAACTCACAACATAAGTGGCGTTAACGCTCTGATTCGTAGCCACGGCGCTTGACGCAAAAGTATTGCCGGCGAAGATCGTCGCAGCATCCTTCGTGCTAGTGTGCGCCAGGGCAATGTTGCTGATGTTTTGCGTGTTGGTCACAAAACTGTTGGCGCTGGCAAAGGTAGCGGTGAATTGCACAGCCTTGCTCGTGCTGGACGTGGCAGCGGTCACAGCCGCTCGTTTCTCGACTTCGCCGGCCAGGGTAGTATCACCAGCCGCAGGAGCACCGCCAGTGCCGAGCACCATATGCGAGACTTGCTTACTACCAGCGATAGCACCCAACGTGCTGACCAAATACTGATTGAATCCCAGGTTGACCACCTGGTTTTCTTTCCAACCGGAATCCCCGACGATCTCGCCGCTCTGATCGATCTGCACGCGGAAGAAACCACGGATTTTAACCGGTTCCGCAGGAACATTGGACTTCGCCGCAATCGCCTGCTCAAGTGTTGCGTAACTCATTGTTGAAACTCCTATGATCTAGAACTGTCTGACAAAACTAACCTTGTGACAACTGAATCGGATAGTGATAGCCTGGTGACCGCACTATCAGACAATGTGACATCTATTAGGACAGCGCCCAAAATGAACGCCGTTACTAACTCACTCACGGTGATTGCATCACTGGCGCTGATCGCCAGCGGGTCAGGTAGCAGTACCGTTACAGACTCGGTGACCGTGATTGACTCACTGACGCTGATCTCAATCTGGCCCGCAGCGCCAACAGTGATAGCGACCGCTTCACTAACCGTTACCGAGTCACTAACCGCTGTTTCCACCACAACGACTAGCGTAATTGACTCGCTGACCGTAATCGCTTCGCTGACAGCCACAGCCAGCGATGTAGCGACTTCCACAGACTCGGCTACTGTGATGCTGTCTGCAACGCTGACGAGTGATTCAACGAGCGCCGATGTGGATTCTGCGACCGTGATTGATTCCGCCGCTACGATCTCAGTATCAATCGTCAGTGTGGTTGATTCAGCGACCGTGATAGCGTCGGCGGCCACCATGTCAATCAGCGTGGCGACGACAATCGACTCAGCGACGGCGATAGAATCTGCGACACTGACTAAACTCACCAGAACGGCGCTAGACGCTTCAGAAACCGCTACACTGTCACTTACTGCGATCTCGGCATCGAAACTGACTGTAGCCGCCTCAGCGACCGCTACGGAGTCAGATACGTTAATCGCCAGTGTACCGCTATCCAACACGGCAACAGTGATAGATTCGCTAGCGGTGATAGCATCGGCAACGGATACCGATACTGGCACGTCCAGCGATAGCGATTCATCAACCGTGATGCTATCTGCCACACTCGGTAGATGCACCAAGATTGCTGCTACTGTTTCATCAGCCGTGATGCTATCGGCTACCGATACATCACTGATCAGCGTTCGGCTAATCGTCTCAGTGACTTCTATCGCGTCGCTGGCATTGATGTATGATTCGACTAACCGTGATACCGCTTCGGCTACCGCAATTTCATCGCTGACACTGACAGTCAGATCGCCCGCCGATACAATCGATAGTGATACCGACTCACCAACGGTAATAGAATCGCTAACGTTGATGTAGGATTCTAGTAGCCGTGTGATAACCTCAGCAACACTGACAGTATCCTCAACGCTGACCAGATGAATCAATGTGGCGCTAACAGCCTCAGCGACCGATGCGCTATCAGCTACGCCGATGTAGGACTCTACTAGCCGCTCGATTGACTCAGCAACATTAACCGACTCGCTGACGCTGACATACGATTCCAGATGCCGGGTGACTGTCTCTGCAACCGTAATACCATCGGTGACACTGACATCGGAGACGAGCAACGCACTAGCCGACTCGCTGACCTCCACACTATCAGCCACGCTTACCAGATGGATTAGCGTCAATGCTGGCGTGTCTGTGACCGTGGCAGAATCGGCTACACTGATGTAGGATTCAACATGCCGGATAATCGACTCAGCCACCGTCACCGATTCACTAACCGATACGGTCAACGGTACATCCACAGTCACCGACTCTGCGACAGCAACGCTATCGCTCACCGATGCCAGGTGGATCAGTTCCGCCGATACCGCTTCGGTAACTTCAATACTCTCTGATTTGTTAATGTACGATTCAAGCAGGCGAGATACCGACTCGCTTACTGTGATAGAGTCGCTGACCGATACCGATAAATCGCCACCCGTCGCCACATAGAATGGCAGAAACCACGTCTGCCCGCCATGTGAAACTGGCGGCTCTGCCTCGTCCGTCAGCGTGCCGTTTTCGGTGAAATTGCGACCATTGCCGCTGTAATCTCTGGCCCGTTCTGTTGCGCCAGGGAAAACCGGCAGCCATGCCCAGGTCGCCCGATGTGGCCGGATGGTGTTCATCTCGGCTTGCACATCGGTGATGGTCAGCGCCGAATTAAAAATTTTAATGTACGCCGCTCGGCCATTGAACGGCTCGGTTGTGCCTTCGTTGTCAGCGCCGAATTTCGTTTGGCCGGCGTTGTATGTGCCTGCGCCGCTTGTTCCGCTTCCACTCGATGCGCCGTTGACATAGAGCGTTAGCGTCTGGCCTGATCCGGTGTTGCCGACTAGCGCCAGGTGATACCACGTTGCCGTCGATAGTGTGGCAGCGGTAAATCGTGGCGTTGAATTTTGGAGCGAAAATACCTCTAGCGTTACCCCATCCGAGCCTGTGCCAACCCAAAATGTTTGTGCAAAATTGTTGGTGGTTGGCCCCATATACATCATTGTGGAATAGTCATTGCGATCCACACTGATGTAAAACCAACCCATGATGGCGAAGTCGCCAGATGGTGCGCTTGCTAGTGCTAAATTATCTCCTGACGCATCAAATCGTACACTCACAGATCACCGATTTGTTAACAAATTGCAACACAGATAAAGATGTTTTTATGCTATACTTGCATCCAAAAGGAGCAAATATGACTAATTACGAACAAATGCGACAAATGCCATTTATCGGCCCGCTAATCGAAGGCATCGAACACCGTTTCAATGATGATGGCGTGTGTGTTTTATGCCTTCGCCAGTTAGAAGAAATTTTGGAATCTGATAATCCTCACGACTGTTTAAGCTGCATCCCGCAGTTCGACAGTCAACAAATAGAGATCGCCAGTGGCGCTATCAGTAATAGCCGAACCATCGGCATCGCGGTTGACGCTCAGGCGCACATAATCACCAGCGGCCAACGAATCACTGTTTGTAAGTGTGATTGAAATCTGATCGATGTGGCCCGCCGTGCCTGGAACCGTGGTGCTGGCCGAATTGTTCACGCTGTCAAATGACGTGGTATTGTCTAGGTCGGTCGCATCACCATCCGTAACCGCCTCTAGTTGTGCCTGAAGCCCAACTGTACCGCTAGTGGCCGATGCCATCATGTAGGTGATCACCAACGTAATCGTGCCGGTCAATCCCTGCGGCGCAACGAACGTCCAGTAGGCCGTTTCGTCGGTTGAAGCATCGAAAGCAAGCACTGGCCGCCGGTTGACCAGCGTCAATTGCGGAAAATTCGACGCTGGAAACTCTGCACCAAATGGAGTACCGACAAAACGAGTAGCCACTAATCACCACCTTGCTGCTTTGATGCCTGAATCACTCGCCAGATCACAACCGGCACAATCACATGCAATGACAGTAGCACTAGGCCACGACTCGCCAGGATGTATGGTCGAAACTCGTCTAACTCAAACATCGGAGCAATACCGGTAGAGAGTGCAATCAGCACAACGTTGATGAATTGAAAAAACAAATAAAATGCCAGTCCGAGCGTCACTGCTTCCCGTCGCACATTGATATACCAAAGTACCGTACCGGCGGCAGCTACAAACGTCCACACGGCGAGGCCGTTGTAGATGAGCGTCTGCCATAGTTCATATGGGATACTCATCAGGCGATCCCACAGGTCATACAGGATCGGCATCATACGCCACCACCATTCGCCAACATCCATAGGCCGATACCCAACAGGATAGCGATTAAGCCGAGCACAAAAAGAATTGAATACAATGCGTTTGTGCCGAGCGTCGATCTTGGCTCTTTAGCGATGTCAGAAAACTTCTCTAGTAGCTCCTCAATTTTAGCGAATCGTGCCTCGGTCGATTTAACCTCGAATACCAACGTCGTATCTAGGCGACCAACCTGCACAGCCAGATTATTGATAGTGTCACGCAACCGGCCTAATTCGCCACGCAATTCAGCCTCGACGCTCACGCTAATGTCTCCACGACCACTATCCTGACCATGTGAAACCGTTGGATTCCAGCCGGGTACGTTGATCTGGACGCTGCCGCCAACCACCTGATCACGTAATCTGGTGATGTCTTGGTTAACGTTTTTGCCAACAACAGTGAGAGCGTCGTCACCTTCGACGGAAACTTCACCCTCGATATAATCCTGTCCGGCCTTTGTGCCACCAACATGATCACCGCCAATCGTGCTGTTACGCCCGGTAACATCATGCTGTTCATCCACATCCACACCTGGCACAGTCCAAAAAACATCGCCTTGCCAGGATACGAAACTTGCTTTATCATATCCTTGCGCTCTGTTCGGCGGTGAAGTTCTGAAGGCTAACCGCTGGGCAGGGCGTATCCGTATATTTTCAGGTAAAACAAAAGGCGCACGTATCAGGGAGTGATCCCCATTACGTGCGCCCGCTTTACCGTTTACGCAGCTATTCAGTTAGTTGATATGCTTCGTGATAGCAAATCCTATCGGCTTCTCAACGGTTCTTTCGCTACCACTGTTGATCTCAACCTTAAATCGACAATCACTTTTCAGGAGTGGCAGCAGTTCTTTGGTCAAATCCTGAATGAGCCTATCCAACAATTGTTGAGCGATTCGGTTCATTCGCTCGTCTTTGTATCCCTGCTCCACACCTGCACCTCTATCATAACACGATTTATGCCGCTTGACAATAACGAAAATTCATGCAACGCATTATGCGGATTCTTTCATCCGATCCTCGTGCATCCGCTGTAGGCTGGCTATCACCTCCACAATCCCACCGTGCGCCGTACGCAAGCCGAATGCGCCTACAATCGTACCATGCCAGGTGTCCGACTCAAGATGATACTGTAGCGACAGACTACCTTGCTGCGTCTGCGCCAACTTGCGCATCTCGTTGTCGGCAATGTTGAGACTGGTTTTCTTGAGATCGGTCATTGATGGTAGAGTGATTGCCATTGCGTGATTCCCTCCAGAGTTGTTGGGTCAGTTTGCCTAGTACCGTCAGTAACGCTAATCGCTTCAGGTGATCCGTCTCTTGCCGCCATTGCGCCTTGATAGCGTAGAGTTCGTCATAGAGTGGCGCTGTGGCATCGGTTAGTGGACAAGCGAGGTGAGGTGTCATTTGCGCACCACCGGCATCCACACGCACTCAGTAACGCCAACACTCGCCAGTAGGCCAAACTCATCATCTGGCGTCACTCGCAACCGTATCCAGTGGCAACTAGCGGTGACTTGCCAGATACCATACTCGCTGCTTTGTGAGATAAACTCGCCAGTCTCATTTGATGTACCGGTGATGATTGTGCCGGTATCGAAGTTGTGGACACCAACAGGGACACCGGCCAGATATGGTTCGTTATCGTCTTGCTGACCGTTGACATTGAGATCGGCATAGATGCGGATGTGGATTACGAAAGTTAAAATCAGGATAGTTGACAGGAGTTTAGTTATCATCATCTCACCTTACGGCAAATCTTCCACGGCGACATAAACACCCCTGCGATATAAGCGTTTGCATGGATCAACACATCCTCCGACACTGGCTGCCATTGCGTTTGCCGCTCCAACTCGGCTATCCGCTCATGCAACGCCGCTATCATCTGTTTGGCCGCCAGATATGGTATGTACTCCTCGAACGTGCCGTTCGCAAAGTGCAATAGCTCGATATGACCGTTTAATTCAATCTCCCACGGTTCGCTCATACCATTTCCACATCAAACAATGTTGGTGCAATCGCTGACCCTAGTCGCCGCTTCTCCTCCAGAATGCCCTGTTTGCCTGTTTTCTCTAAGCACGTACTGTGTTTTGGCGCAACGCACGCATACGGGCGGCTAATTGTGCCTTTTGCGTCTCCGATAGCTGTTTCTTGCCTTTACGGAAAGAAAGTTGATCGGCACGCAGTTTGTATTGTTTGCCAGCGCCCACAACTTTGATAGCCTCGGCAACCTTATCAAAATGCCGCATCATCACAGGATCATCACTGAATACTACCCACACGCTGCGGTCATCTGCCATCATTGATAAATGCGTCTCACGTTCAGCGTTGGTCAATTCGTTGCTCATCATCGGTTCCCCGGAAACATCGGCATGACCACATGACGCCAGTTCTCAAACTCCATTCCCGATGGGCACAGTTGTGCCGGTCGTGTGGGGTGCGTGAACTCAACTCGCACAGAATCGGCATTGACATGATTCAACGACTCAATCAGGTATCGCACGTCAAAGACGATTTCTAGCCCATCGCCTTCCACCGTGGCCGCCACCTCATTGCACGAGTCGCCCATGTGCGGAGATGTGGCCTTGACTTCCACACCTCCGCCGTGGACACGCAGGAACACACGAAAACTATCGTCACGAGCAAACAGAGCCGCAACCTTCAGTGCATTTAGTAATTCTGCGGTTGTCACTGTGACCGAGGTGTCACACGTTTTCGGCACAATCATCATGTAGTCGGGGTATTTGGCGTCAATCAACTCACTACTCAACTCGATACGCTGCAATCCTGTCGTGACGGCATCGCAGGTCAGATCAAAAATGATTTGGCTTCGCTCCTGGCTAATCTCACAACCAACAGCGGCGGCGCTATCGGCTTCTCTCATCAGCTTAGAGAGGTGGTCAAGATGCGACGATGGCACAATCACACTACTGATAATGCTACTCGTGTCTAACGGCAAATTGCTGCGTGTCGCCAATCGATAGCCGTCAGTGGCCGCCATCTCGATACCAGCACCGGTTTCAACATCCACAGAGACTAGCACGCCTGTTAGTGTCAGCCTTGACTCATCACCACTGGCCGCAAAAGTTACGCTGTCGATCATACTGGTGAGTATGGTTGCATCCAACTCGATTGCGCTACTGCCGATGGTCGGGAGGATCGGAAAATCCTCAGCACTAATGCCTTTGATGTTGGCATTGTTGCGACGTGTCGATACCCGTAGCGTCTCTGTGCGGCTATTCAATTCCATCCACACAGCCTCACCTGGCAGGCTATTGATGAACTCCTGAAACAATCTCGCCGGTACTGTGGTGCTACCTGGCTCTTTAACCTCGGCAACACACCACACGCTGATCGCTATAGCTCGGTTGGTCGCTGCGATGCGTAGACCGTCTTCGGTGGCTTCGAGCAACACATTCGACAACACTGGCAGCGACGAACGGGGATTGACGGCTTTGCTGACGAGTGATAAGGCTTTCTGTAGGGTTGGTTGGTTGATGGATAAGTGCATGGTTATTTTCCCCAAATCGTGACTTCTACCCGTGGATTGTGCTTATCGTCATTTAGAAACGCATGTAGTTCTACAACCTGACTATCGTTATCGAAGCAGACACCCTGTAAGGAATCCAAAAGCACCTTTATACGATTATCAAGATCGCCCCGCTTCTGTGGCCGGTACAGGTGCAATTCCAGCGCCACGTTACCATCGAACAATTCAACGCCGGCAGCTTTTGCGCACCATCCGGCTTGCGTCTGGTAGTTTCTCGCCTCGTCGGATTTGACCATGCGGCCATTCCAGTTGCGCCAGTACCGATTGCTGCTAGGCGGATATGGTAAATCGATTGTGTATCTCATAACCTCACTTATCAAAGATATTGAACTGCTCCGGCACAATCACCTGCTCAATTGCGCCATGTTCACCAAGCGTATTTTTGTCAATCTTGGTGCGTACAATCACATCTAATCCACCAGCCCGCACCAACTCTCTACCATTCTCGTCAACCTTGCCGGCGGCTAACGTTTGCCGGTGGAACAAAGCCACCACATTGACCTTATCCGCTACTTCTTGCGTACCTCGTAGATTCGACAGCGATAGCAAATCAAACTGGATGTCTTGTGCCTCTTTGGTCAGCTGGCTTAAAAGAAAACATCGTATCTCTTTGGATTCTGCCAGCGTCTTAAACCGTTCGGCATCGTCGGCTTGCCGAGCATAGATATTGTCACGGAACATACGCACTTGATTCTGGCTTGGCTGTACCTTTTGCATATAATCAATCAAAAAACCATCGCAAGCGCCCTGCTCATACAGTTTGGTCAATTCCTTGACGATACGCTCTGCACTCCACCCCGGAGCGTGCAAGTAGTGAATATTGCCGATCCAGTCCTGCATAAATCTATCGGCTTGGTCAATCACCTGCATTTGCGCCGGCACTAACTTACCACTCAGAATAGAGCGTACATCAATCGCTGTGTGCCGGGTCATGCGCCGTGCCAACATGATTTTGCGGTTCAATTCCAGATGAACAATGACCACCCGCTTACCCTGTCTTGCCCAGTGTTCGGCAATACATTCCACAAATGTTGTTTTGCCAACACCGGTAGCCGCTGCGCCTAGCACCGGCATACCTGGCTGCGCCTCACCTAAAATGCTTGTCCAAGAATCCCACGGCCATGTCCAACCGGCATCACCTTCGTCTAATCGTGCTTGTTGCTCTGCTAAAATCTGACGAAAGACCTCAAACGATTCTTCCCACAACATCAGCGCCTTGTCGTCGGTCTTGCCACTGTTGATAATGGCAACCTGCTCCATAATCCACGAGTACAGCGTATCAACATTCTGATCCTCAAATGCCATCTCTACTAGCTTTTGCGCCATATAGATGTACTGACGAGCAATTGACGCACGCTTGACAATCGCTGCGTAGTGCTGGCCGTACAGCGCCGTTGGCGTGTTGTCGAGCAGCGATGATAGATCGCTGGTGGTAACAATCGTTCCTAGTTTACCGGTACGTTCAATCTCATCTGTGAGTAGCGTAAAGTCAATCGGCATTCCGCTATCCCACAAACTGCGCATCGACTGATAGATGACCTGATGACGCTCTCCAAAAAAATCTTTATCGTTTAGCTCAATCACTGTCATCAGTTCCGGGTCAATCATAATTGAACCGAGAACGGCTTGTTCAGCTTCCAGATTCGCAGGATACGGCAAACCAGCAGACATAATCCCTCCTACTGTAGCGAAAGACTTTGCGCACGGTCACGAAGCACACGGGCGGCGGCGGGCATGACGAACACTTCAGGCTGCGCCGGTGACGATGATTGCACCTGCGAAACTGCCGACTGTGACGGATCACGACCGTCAGCCCTCCATTTCCGCAGGATGCCCCGCACATAGCGCATTTGGCGCTTGTTGGCTTCAACCGATACCCGCATGGCATCCAAAATCCACTGAAGCGGGTATTCGTTGAGTAATTCGCCAACCTCCTCAGCCAAAAACGGCGTCATAAACCCAAAGCCATTGCTTTCAATAGCGGTGCAAACCTTCGCATAATCAGGATCGTTTTGCCGATTAGCCAGTTTTGGTGGTTCCAGAAGCGAAGCGCCACCACTACCACCACCATTGTTCGGCTGTTCTTCCGGTTCCGCCCCGCGCGCGCATGGTAGTGTAGTTGTAATTTCTTCTTTATCTTTAGTTAATCTTGTATCTTCAGGTGATGATTCAGGTGAATAAACAGGTGATACTGTAGCTGAATGTTGGGCAGATACACCATTAGTGGATGGGGTGGACGGTACTGACGGCGTTTTGACAACCTTTGGTAATGGGTTTCCATCCATGTCGCAGGTATCTTCCACCCGGTTGCCGTCTACGGTGTACCAGTTGCAAGTAACGATGTTGCCTTTGGTAAAGGTCTTGCGAATGCGATCCTGCCAGCCTTCGGGTCGGGGATATTGCGACGGCTGCGCATACTGAAGGGATTGATACTTCCACCAGTTGGTTAATTGTGCGAATTGTTTGCCGTCCACGGTGTATAGGATGATGGTTTCGTGACGGTGAATCATTTCTAGCCAAGATTGGATCTCGGCGTTTGGAATATCGTCATACGGGAATATTTGCGCACGCAGGTATGAAGGATGCGCTTTGATGCGGCCTTGATCATCGGCCAAATTTATCATGCCGACCTGAAGCAGCCTTGCACCAAACGGCAATTCTGCGAAACTTTCACTTTGCCAAAGAGAGGCATCAATCATCCTGCGTGCCATGTTGCTTCTCCAAATCTACTGGGGTTTTGACCTACACCGTTTCTTTCTTGCCACGAATCTTGAACTCAACTACGTCCTTTGGTCTGACTTTGTAATTATAGATTTCGCTCAGGAGGAGCAGATAGTCAGATGTAGAGACGCATGGCCGCAACTTTGCGCTGAGGTATTCCATTTTTTGCATCATGCGACCGTGATCATATTGAGGGTGAGCAATGAGGTTGGCGATAGCTCGAACAAACTGACGTTGCTTGTAGTGCGTCTTCATATACACTTTGAAATCACGCACGGCTGACGCCACCTTTTCGGCAAAAGGGAGGTTGTTGACGGTGTAATCACCGGCAACAAACATGGCGATAACCTGTTTTTTGCCAAGCGCAATATCGCCATACCAGCCACCATCTTTGTTGCCGTTCAGGTGGCAAAGTTCAATCGCATCGCTCAGTTTGATTTCGGGGAACTGTTGGGTAAATCGCTGCAAGGCGATATAGTCAGGATAGCTCTTTTCGACGTAGTGATGCAGATGATCGGGCTGTGTCCAGCCCAAATGAACGTCATTGACTCCCGGCACATCTCGCAAGCGCATCGTATTTGATACGATGTAATAGACCGGTACATCCAACTCTCTAGCTGCCGCCAGTCTGTGTTGACCATCCAACAGATTCATATCGGCATCAACAACAATCGGAAATTCAGACAAGAAATTTTTTTCACGGATAGCGGCTTTCATGCGCTGCAAATGACCATACTTGATAGGTCGGTTGGTCTTATCAACGTGAAACTTGTCATAATCTGTTGTTTCGTGGATGATGTACACTGGATTGTTTAGCATCTCTCATCTTTCCTTATCAACACGTTCCATCAACGCACACAACTGCTCTCGGTACTTCTTGCGACTCTCTGGTAATTCGGCGTCAAACCAGTGGTTATATAGCCGTTCCCCGTCCTGAAATAACCCAAAAAAATATGCGTTGCGTTGTTCTTCCTCGTCTAGTTCGATGGCCGGCTTATCCTCCTTTTCTTGGTCATCTGACCATTCGTAACCATCCCCCGCTAACTCGTCTAAAAACTGCTTATCTTCATCCGGCTCTGATTGTCGCTGATATGCCTTGACCGTGCGTTCAACGTGCTTGGCTGTGACCTTGCCGTTAGGTGCTGTCTCTACCGCCTTCTTAAACACCTCTGGTTGAATATCAGCCGGGAGTTGGGCAAGTGGAGCAACATGGGATTCACGATGTGAAAAATTTTTCACATCGTCGGTGATATTGCCAACTACTGCGGCAGTGTCCATCAATTGATAGGCCCGTCGTCTACTGATATCGGGCCATCGGTCGGCCAAATAACGCTCGAATGTATCATGTGTAGAACGGTATAGACGACCATTGTTGATTTCAATCAGTGCCGAACCAACAATTACAAATGTCTTTAGTCCCGCTTCAATCGTTCGCTCTAATTCTACCAGTCGATTATGTTCATTCAAGGCTAACACTTCATTCGTCATAGCTCACCCTCTCCGGCTCATCACGTACCGTGCCGCACCTTCGCACCGTTTGACGAATGGTTCCCGATTGATATGCACCCGGCGCTGCGCACGTTCTTTAATCTGCTCAATTGTTGCGCCTTGTGCCAACATGCGCTCGATAGCGGCCATGTGGTTGGGTGCGTTGCGGTTCATCCATTCGTAATCGTCAAGATCAAACGCTTCATCTAGTGGCGCAAAATCTAGGTTCATGGTCATCACCTTTGGTCATCCCACCTACCGTCTATGCCGGATTGTTGGCGAATGTCCGGCAGCTTCACGGCCAACGCTTGTCACGAGTAGGCGAGAATCAATATCAAAAAGTTTCTGCAACTACCGTCTGACCGTGATAATGTTCCCGATGGCACTTGAAGCATACCCATTCCACGTCCAGCGGCTTGCTGTAATCCGTGTGGTGTGCTTGCGATTCGTGATTGCCGCAAAAGTGACACGGTTGACGATCAATGCGTCCGCAGTGCATTACTTACCGCCTGTCGTGCCTTGTATTTCTCAGGAAAACGCAGGCGACGTGTTCTTTGATAGTCAAGCCTCTTGCGTTTACGCTCAGGTTCTTGGTTGCGTTCGTGTTCGTATGCCGAGTAATGTTCTCTGCGTGCAGCATAGTTGTTCTTGACATCTCTCTTGGTACATTCCTTGCACTTGTTGAGATGTCCATCTCCCATCCGAGGGTGGCGGTAAAACTCGGTTAACGATTTCATTTGGTGACAAACAAAGCATTCTTTCTGATTCATCTGCTTATCTCAAAAAGGCACATCCATATCGCTGCCAGGTGCATCCTGTACAGCCTGTGGCGCTGATTCTGCGCCGTGGTTGTTCTCATTCTTGGCACTGAGGAAGCGCACCACGTTTGCCGTGATTTCCAAACTGGCAGCGGCTTCACCGGCTCTGTTGGTGTAGGCTCTGGCTTCTACATCCTCACCCACCACCAGCACCCGCATTCCTTTGGTCACATACTGGCTTACAGTTTCGGCCAGCTTGCGCCAACAGGTCACACGCCACCACGTTGTTTTATCCTGCTTATTGCCGTTGGCATCCATCCAAGACTTATTGACAGCTAGTGAGAACGTACAAACCGGTACACCGCTGGGTGTATATCTCATGTCCGGTGGATTACCGACATTGCCGACTAAAGTTGTTTGCTGGAACACTTACGCTGCCTCCTGTTCTAATGCGTTATCCGGCGCTTGTCGTTTGCGCTTCAGGCTTTGCAGTCCATTGATGAGCTTTTGCACCTGTTCGGTGTTCAGTGCGTTGGCGTCTACGGTCACACCGTTGCTGATGCGTTCGGCATTGTGGCGGCATACCTGCGTCCACTGATCGCCGTATAGCTCGCCGCCTAGTTTGTGGAGTTGTTCGAGTAGCACACCATTGCCGTTGGCATGTCCGTTCGTGGTGACTTGCGGCGCTGGCGCACCTTGCAGCCATTGATTAAGGATGTCGGCTACCTGCTTACCTGGCTTGGCAATCACTTTGCCGGTTAGTGCCGGGCATCTGGTCTTGGTGACAATGGCCTCATTGTCGATATTCATATCGAGCATGACATCGAACTCATACGGCATATCGTCTCGCTGCTCAGGAGCCATGCCGACCTTGCGAATCACAGATTTACCCCGCTCGTCTTTTTCCTGCACGTAATCCATTTTGCTGCGCATGGTGGCGATAATGTGGATCGGTGCGCTGATGATAGACTCAATCAGGCGCTTTTGAACCGGTGTGGCGTCATTCCATGCGGCGTAGGAGTTGCCGCCATACTTGCGCTTGGCGATCTCCGTCACCAGTTCCAACATGCCACCCTCGCCTTTCCATGCGTGCGTGAGGCTGTCCAGAATCAGCACGCCATAGCCGGCAGCAGCAGCGTCTTTGATGGCCTCGCCGTACCGGTCAGGATGATACGGTGGAGACATCTCCATTACATCGAACTCAAATAAATCGGCATACTTGCTGGCGCTGCCATGTTCGGTGTCAACCAGCGCAATAGGTTTGCCGTTGGCGAGTTCGGTTGCCAGCGTCAATGCTGTGTAGGTTTTGCCCGCACCAGATGGCCCTGCAATCGCCATTCTCAATTTTGCTTCGTGTTTCGTGGCTTTCTTAAACATACTCATTGTTGTGTCCTTTCTTCGTGTTCTATGCCCTACCAATCGCCGCTACTTCGCCTCCGACTCCGCCACCCTCGCTCGTAGCGCCGTTATCGCATCCTGCGCCACCGCATACGGCACATAGTAATTGCCGTCTAGCTCGGTGCGATGGTCGCTGAGGTCACAGGTCGCCGCTGCTGTCATGCGTGCGAGGCGTTGACGCAATTCGTTGGTCTCCGCTTCTTTCTGCGTCAACGCTTGTTTTATTAGTGATACCGTTGCGCTGGCATAATTAAGGCTGATGGTGCATTGTTCAAGTATGTTGGCGATCTCTGTCCACGTCACCGCTGCACCTCCTGCGTCTGTGGTTGCGCCTCAAACCTCACATCCTCAATTCGCCGCACGACTTCACGGCCACCGTACAGCCGCACTTTGGCATATCCACCACGTACCGCCGTCAGTACGCCGTAGGTGCGAAAATTGCGATGCTGTGGCGTGCGGGTGGTGATGCTGACAGGGACATTCGGTTTAATCATGTCCATTTGTGCCTCCTGCGATTACTGCCACCAACTGTGTCATCTTATGTACGTTTAGCCTCTTGTACGCTCCGGCCAGATGTGCGTGTATCGTTCGTGGACTCACCTCGCACAATCGTGCTAATTCCTTGTATGAGGTGTGGCCGGCTAAAATCAGGTCAACGATCTGGCGTTGTTTCGGTGTTAGCTGATTCATACAATCTCGCTTGTTGCACTTGCTCGGCATAGGTCAAGCCTTGCCAGGTCGTGTTGAGACTAGGATTGGCGTCAATCGCCGCCAGGATCGCCATCGCATCGGCCAAATCCTGCTGGCGATCCGCATCGGTCACGGTGGATCGCAATTGACCTCGGCTGTAGTAGCATCCACACACCTTGCAATACGCCCACCCGCTGTTGATGGTCGGGATGCTGACGATGTGGCCGTGTGGGTCTAGGTGTACAAACATTCTCGTATCCTCCTGTGACCTGAAATAAAAACATCCGTTACAAATTCGGTCATGCTGCTTGGAAATTTTTTTCAGCGGATTTCCACACTGGCGGGTGTGCCAAGCAGCATCCGAATTTACAACGGATGCGTTACGCCTATTTTTCTGAACCGCTGATGCGCTTGTGTGTTGCTCGCCGCCACGCTTGCAACTGCGCTTTTGAAACTATTAATTCCTAATTGAACATTATAAAGACTTCTTTCTAATATGTCAATAGGCAATTTTGCTTTTTTATGGTTGAATTTATAACAGTTGAAAATATCATTTACTGGACGGGAGAAAACCATGATCGCCTTGCGTCTGAAAGAAGTCGCTGAAGCTAAGAAAATCAATCGCCACCAAATTTCTATGCAGACCGGCATTTCTTATCCAACCATTCAAAAATACTGGCTTAATGAAGCCACCACCTACGATGCAACTATTCTCAACAAACTATGTAATCTGTTGGAGTGCGGCATCGCTGATTTGATTGAGTTCGAACCTGATACACAAGTCAAATCCACTGACCATATCACCCTCACCGAATCCGTCAGTGTCAAGGTTGACTAGGGTCGCCACTTTCAGCCATGCGGCACTTGTAGCGATGATGCTTGTCCGTGCCTGTGGTAGCGCACGGTACAGGCTGCCTAGTCGTTAATCGTCGCTATTCCGGCGGTGCTGCTTGTGTTATCGCCAACGTAAATCTTGTTGGTGCTAATTACGGTATCGGCATCAAGCACACCTTTGTCGATTAACTCTTGTTTGACTTACTCCCACGGCACAGTTTCGAGTTCGCCGGCCTTCCACAACCTCACACGTTCCCTGATTCTCTCGGCATCGGCGGCATCGTCATCAGGATCATCAATCATTGGCGGCTCTGGTACGGGGATGGGGCCGAGCCAGTGAGTGCCGGTTTTTTCCACGGATTCTTCAATGTCCGTAGTGATTTGGTGGAACAATCGTCCCTGCCATTCGTGCAACAAGATCGGCCACGCCTCATAACCGTTCCATGTCCACCACCATCCTGGCACTGTCGGCAGTGTGGTTGTCCATTCGCTCATGGTGTCACCTCAGAATCGTTTACCTTTGAGGCTAATGATTCTCGTGCTGGCGTTGGGCCAGTCTGATAAACATAATGACCGACACTGCGATAGTCCACTTCCGGCGGCGCAACCAAATCCATCATCACCATTTGGATCACACGTTGGCTGGCTTTCAATTCAACCGGCCACGGTGCGATGTTATAAAGCTCAAATGTCCAGCTTGCGCCGCCTGTTGGGTTTGATTCACTCGCTAAACCGAAGGTTGGATCACCCCAGCCGCTGTGGCTATGATTTAATCCCTTGCGACCCATCGATGATTTCAGCACCAGAATCGCTGCCGCCGTGGATGGCAGTTGTACGAGTTCTAAACTATGGCATAGCACAAAATCACCTGGTAGCAGCCAGTGGGAATCAAACTCGATAGGGTCTGACCAGTACGGATTATCAGCAATCATCTGTGTCAGTGCCGCCGGTTTCATCTGGCGGATGAGGCTTCCTTGCCATACGGTATTAGGGATTCTGATGAGATTGCCAAGCCGCAAATCGATACTCGCAGGATTCACACACTCAGAATCATACGGCGTCACCAGGCTATGCGATTCGCAATACTCACGGAGTTTGGTATCGTTCCAGATCATCTCAATACCCCCATGCTGCCAGTGAATGTGTGAATTTGCCTGTTTCTCGTACCAACCTCAGCATCTCATCAGCGATCAGGCGAATTTCCGCCTGTGCGTGGTCAGTGTTGCGGAGGTTCTGAAAGTGAATGAATGATAGGAAGTTGAACGTTACGAGATAGTTAATCTGCGTGGCGTAAGGTAGGATGAAGCGGGCAGACTCTTTGGCACGTTTGCGATCCATGCCGGCGGCCACTAATACATCAATCAAGGCATGATACAAGGTGAATGATGCCTGTAGGTGAGTGCGAAAAGCCTCTTGATGGACTTCCGGCCAGTCCTCCGGCACATAGTATCTATCCTGCTTGAACTCTGCCCAGCGTGCCGACTGTGACGAGATAGACACCCCGGTTCGATGCTTCAAAAAATGGATATGCGTTGCAATTTCACTCGTGATGCGAAAGCTGATTGACGAGTGTTCAAATGGTACTGAGTGGGGTAGATGCTCAGGCGGATCACCTTGCGCCAAAATACGGAGCATGGCCGGCACTCGCTTGATTTTCTCCTCACTCAATTCGTTAGCAGTGCTATACCATGCCGCCTGTGCGTGTGAGAGGTCGCTACCGTGGATGGCAACAAGTTCAACGGGTTGACTTTGCATTTTCACCTTCCGTGTATTGCAATCGTTGAATTTCTCGGTTAATGTACCAAATCGCTTTTTATAGATCGGTGATGACATCCACACCAGGCTTTAGACCTGCACGCCAAAGATACTTCATCGCCATCGCGGTGTTGGCCGGATACCATTCGATAATGGTGATGCACTCAACGCCGCTAGGATGATTGTTATAGTGCTGTGGATGGTCAACTTGTTCGTATTCGCTCAACGCACGACCTCCACAAACTCAGCCCACCACGCATCGCCCATGTTCGCCTTGAGTAGCGCCGCCGTCGCTTCTGGTGTGCTGTCGTGCGTAATCACGATGTACCGGCTATCACTGATCGGCGCACCCTCGGTCAATTGCATATTGGCGGTCGGCTCAGGTGGCTTCCCCACACTGACGCCATTCCACACCCGCCCAGGTGTGGACGCCATAGGCGCTGGCACAGTGCTACTGTGGTAGTCTCGCCAGTCCTGTGTGCCGTTTAGGTGAGTCATTGATCTTCACTTCTCCACATGACCAAACGCTTTTGAATCATCGTCGCCGGCACAATGCACAATTGATTGCCGATACTCATATCGTCTCTAGTCTGCCAGTCCACGAGGCGCACCATCATACCCACAACCCTGCCATCCTGTGTGACTGGCCCGCCAGAATCGCCACTACACGAGTACGTCATCGCCACACGCCACCCGCTACAGTACGGCGTATCGACCCAGCCGCCAGTGTAGGTGACGAGACGGCCAGCGTGGTTTGCCAACCGACACGAGCCGTATAGCTGCGCTGTGGTCAGTGGTGAAAAATCTCCTGGTGTGGCGTAGGTCGCTAGGTTCATCGGTTTGGATGTCTCATAGAGTGCTGTATCAATCTCCGGCCACATCGCTATAGCTTGTATAGGGCTTGCATAACCTTCTATCGTTACCGTGTCCAACCCATACGCCACACAATGACCGGCGCTCAGGATGTGGGTATCGTCAATTGCTGACCCGCTGCAATATGCGCCACCACTGCTGGTGAGCGTCACGAGATATTCTGGTGATGGTTCTGTGGTGCAGGCGCATAGGAATAGTAATCCTATGCCTACTCCTATGCCTATGCGTCTATTCACTATCTTTTACCCCGTCCTATCTCCACACTGCACCAGGCATACGAGATGACAATCAATGCTATGGTGAGCCATAGGTTATTGATGATGAATGTCATTTATGCCCCCAGCGGTGTTCTCGCCATCCTATAATCAATGCAGCAGTTTTGTGTACGTTCGCCTTGCTGCGCATCCTGACAAGATGCGTGCGTGCTGTGGCTATGCTGATATACAACGCTTTCGCTACGTCTGAGTAGGTTGCTTCGGTGTTTTCACTCATGTACTCAAGGATTTCGATCTCACGGTCGGTAAAGCCAACAGGTTCAACCATTTACAAACTCACAAGGAACACAGGATCAGCATTGCGCACAGTCCGATTGTGCTGTGGCCGCCGATACTCAATCGGGCGTGGCTTGCGTGGCGGCATGGTCAGTTGCACCTCTCGCACTGGCGGCAAAATCTCGCAGAGGGCGTCTAGCATGGCGGCCTCGTGTACGGCATCGAAATGAATGCCAGTTTCGGTACACGAAAATTCGATGTCTGGTAAATGTGTGCGAAGTTCGTCTAGCTGCATGGTGGTGAGTTGTTTTCTGATAGTAGCCATCTGAAAACCTCCTGAATTAAACCGAACCAACAAACGATCCGCTACTGCGATGACGGCGACGGTGTAGGGCATCCACACGATTAAGCCGTTAACAATTCCCATGCTGCTCTAACCACTGCCGGAACTTGTCCATTTCCAGTGGCTCTAATGCGCTCCATTTTGGAACCCACCCCATCAGCCATTCGTAAAATATCGACTTCTTCACTATTCCATATTTGAGCCTTAAGAGGTCGCCGACTTTTAATGTGATACTTGCTCCGCTTTTCCGTTTCTCGCCATTCAGTGATCGTTGCGCCATCCTTGCGCTGCCGCCTCCCACCGCCTCGGACGCCAACGGCGTCGGCCACAATGAACAGCCTTTCCCGTGTGTGTGGCGCACCAACGGTGCAAGCCGATAGCACACACCATCTTGCATCGTACCCTGCCGAGGCCAAGTCTCCGAGAATAACGCCAAAGTACCGGTTAGTAAGCAAGCCTGAAACGTTCTCCAAGAATGCGTATCGAGGTCGAATAATGCGAATGCACTCAATTGTTTCGGGCCACATGTTTCTTTCGTCATCGGCTCCGAGTTGTTTCCCGGCTGTGCTGAACGGCTGGCAGGGGAATCCGCCCGTAATGACATCAACCAGTCCCGTATAGCTTGCGGCGTACCCTTCACTGATGAATGCTCGGATGTCGCCAAAGATAGGTGCGTTGGGTAAGATTCCGTCTCTGATTCTGGCGGCAATGACTCGTTGACAGTAATCATTCCATTCCACATATCCGACCGGAAACCATCCGAGTAAGTGAGTTCCGAGTAATCCACCGCCTGCTCCTGTGAATAAGCTGAGTTCATACACCGTTACACCTTCCTTGTGATTCTCCCAGTGTGGAGGTGATGCCGCCGGCCAGGTCAGAGCCAGCAGCATCACCAGGAGGAAAGGGAGAGGAACTAGAGATGTAAGTGAGGCTTCCCAGGTCAACGCTTACACCTCCCAGCAATGCACCATCGCTATTGATGATGCACGCTGGGATCATCCCTCGATCCATCTCGCAACCACACTTACAACTACCGGCATCGCATAGATGATTGCCGCAATCAACGTGACTACAGCACCACCGACCAACGCCACTACTGCTGCTGACGTGTCGTTGTCTTCAGTGCCGTCATTGTCGAAATCGGTCATGCTGCCTCCATTGCTGCGAACATCGGCAGATATGCCTCCGAACCAATAGCAATTCTTTTGACATTATCGCCGAAAAGCGATATAATACTCCTGAAAGGAGATTTATTATGGCATGGAAAGATGTAGAAAAAAGACGTGAATATCATCGACAACGGCGTGCCGAATTGAAGAATGGTGCTCCGCCTAAGCCTAATGTCCGGAAAGGCGATAATTTGATTTGTGCTCAATGTGGCAAAGAGTTTTATCGCAGTCCGGCCAATCGAGCGGATAGATACGGTAGAGGAAAATCGAATTATTGCTCCCGTTCCTGTATGTCTGATGCCTACAAGGGGCGCTTTGTAGGCGAAAAATCTCCCAGATGGAAGGGTAGAGAAAATCGATTTTGTAACAATTGCGGTAAACTTTTGGAGCGTCCACCCTGGCATGCAAAACAAGGAGATTTGGCGTTTTGTGATCGTGTGTGTTTTGGGGAATGGAAAGCTAAAAACTGGACGGGAGAAGATAATCCTTGCTGGCGTGGTGGTCATCCGCCATATTACGGTGCCAACTGGAAACGACAACAAAGAGAGGCTAGGCGCAGAGATCGGCATCAATGCCAGTTTTGCGGTATTAATGAATCGGAATGTAGACGAGCTTTGGATGTTCATCATATTGTTCCGTTTAGACTCTTTGATGCTGATGAAATTAAAAAGGCTAACGCTTTATCTAATTTGATTTCACTCTGTGACAGTTGCCATAAATATGCAGAACGTCTGTCACAGAGTGGAACCATGCAAAACTGGACTATGCTACAAGCTGCAATGGTTGAACAAGATCGACCAAATCAAAAAGTGAAGGACGATTCTTGTTCCACTCAACAGATTGAAGATTGTTGACCATGAGCTTGTAATACGATGGCTTTAATTCAATCCCAATGAAACTTCTGTTAAGACGAATCGCTTCATGTCCGGTTGATCCAATTCCGCCAAACGGATCGAGCACCGTTTCGCCAGGATTGCTATACATCTTGATGCACCGCTCGATTGTGCCAAGCTGGAGAGGGCAAATGTGTTTTTCATCATTTTCATCTCGGCCATTCTGATATTGCAGCGTGTCAGACTCGCTAATGCCTGTCCAGATGCCGCCGGCCCAGTCAATCCATGTTTCGTTGTCAATCTCACCGTTATCGACCGGTGTCACCGGCACGGCATTATCACCCGGCTTCTTAAACAACAGGATGCGATCCAGAATGGCCGGTCGGCTGGCGGTGCTGTCTTTGCGCAACTGGACAAATAACAATGCCTTCGCTTTTGTGCGAATAGCCTGCGCTTGCGGATTCTTTTCGACGACTGCCCAGCCGTGGTAAATCCAGCCGGCAGCCTCGTAAGCCTCAATCACTTTGCCGGGAAAATCTTTCATGCCGATGTAGCCGTCCTTGACCGCCATTGCGGGAATGTCGGCCACATGCACGCAGGTCAGGCGGCCAGGTTTTGTTACTCGCAGCAATTGCCGGATGATAAAGGCGTAATGGTTGAAAAACTCATCAGCATTGCGGCTATTGCCGAGGTCGAATTCACTGTTGGAATAAACATATAAATCACAAAATGGAGGAGAATAACATGACAGGTCGATTGATTCATCGGGGATGCCTGGTAACACTTGCACGGAATCCCCGTTATATGCCGCCCAGTTTTTGCCGAATTGTTGTTCAATCACGTTGATCATTTTAGAAACTCTCCTCTTTCGTTGGCTTTGCTATGCACCCAGTAATGGCAATCTTCACAAAGAAGGACTAAGTTAGACGGTTCACATCGAAGCTCAACACATTCAAACCCTTTGATGTGATGAATGTCGAATGTACCTCTATATTCGGTCTGGTTATGGTGTTTGCCGCAACGTTGACAAATTGCATTATCTCTGGCCCATACAGCCTTGACCGCTTCTTTCCATTCTTTTGAATCATAGACTTTGGCCCGCTCTGGTGTTACACCACCTTTCCAATTGGGCGTATCAGCACCTCGCTTTCCCTTCAAATAATGCACACCATTCTTGAGGTATGGTACGTGTCCATCTTTTAGCCTAGCCTGCCGAATTTTTTCTCGTGTCTCTGGCGTTTGTGGTCTTGGTTTTTGTTTTTGCCCTTTGCCAAATCCCATCGGGGCCGAATGACCCCGCTTGCGTGTTTCAATGCCGCAATCTTGCAACCATTCCCAAACTCGCTTTGAGTTACGATTGACAATCTTGGAAATGGCCGTACAGTCCAAACCTTCAACCACATATTTTTGATAAAGCCACTCCCGGTCAACCGGTCTTTGCTCTCTCTGTTTTGCTGCCTTGCACACTAATGAGCAATACTTTGGCGTGCGAGTGTCATTCTTTGCCCAACGCTTTTTGACGTGTTTTCCACAGACAATACAATCAAACTCAATCATGTTTATCCCCATTGCCGCTATTATGCCGTTACTATGCCGCTATTGTAACACACACTTGCGCAACCGCAAAATAGTGGTATAATAGCGGCATTAATAGCAACGAGGAGATCAACATGCCAAAGACGCAAACTCAAGTGCCAGAAAAGAAATTGACCATCCGCATCCCAACCGACTTGCACGAACAAATCATTCAACTGTCAAAAGATGATTCTCGATCATTGAACGCTGAAATACTGGTTCTGCTTCGAGAAGCCGTTCGATCCAGAGTGGGCAATTAACCACGGCGGGAGCTGCATAATCTGTTTGGCTTGATAGTTAAACGTCCTCTCCTGACTGGCGTTCAGTTCGTCCATTTCGTAGCTCCTAACGTGTTGGATCAACTGTTCAGACATTTCTTTAGCAACAGCCTCTTTGCTCATAATGGTGTCGAATACTTCACGCTCCAACTCGGTCAGCACCACATAGATATTG